AATATAGCACGGTTTGTTTGGGGAATAATCGACTGAATGGAAACGAACCTATATTCCGCAATAAGATATTTACAAACATACTGGATGACATAGCAATAAAGAAGGGAAACAAGATTATTACTGTGGAATAGTTGAAAAAAATCGAATAGTTGAAAATCGAATAGTTGAAAAATTGAATCATACAGAATGAAATAGATGAATGATATAGATACAAATAACCATAGACTTATATATAAGATTAATCAATCATGTCGGTTTCAGCCGACCCCAAAAAACGCTACGCGAATTTATTTGAATTTTTACAAAAACATAAGGTGACCAAGGGTTCAGATACTAGCACTATAACAAATACCCGGATCGGAGACGGGACGTCTATTTATCCAGGGTCATATTCGATCCCAGACGACGAATATGAGACATTTCTGGACATATATGGAAACGAAATGTTCGTTAAAAATACGAACAAAAAGGAATACCTTACAGAAAAGCAACGAGTTAATACCGGGGTGCTCGTAGTTGATATCGATTTTCGTTATTCGTATGAGGTAGATGAAAGACAATTTACAAGCGAACACGTGGACGATGTAATCGATTTATATTTAGAACTACTAAAAAAGATATACAATTTCGACGAAAATGCTGAGTTCCAGATATTTGTAATGACTAAGGAGACCGTGAACCGTGTGAAGGAAAAGAACTGTACGAAAGATGGCATTCATTTGTTATTTACATTTCAAGTAGAGCGTGATATTCAAATGTATATTCGAGAACAGATATTGAAAGAAATCTCTAATATTTGGACGGATATGCCAATAATCAATACATTTGAGGATGTGTTTGACAAAGGTATCACCGCTGGGACGGTGAACTGGCAGTTATATGGTTCACGAAAACCAGGTTATGATAGATATAAAATATCTAGAATTTTAGATGTAACGTTTGACCCAAATGATAATGAATTTAGTTACGATGAAGCATCTGTATCAAAATTCGATTTAAAGCGCGATTTGATGAAGTTGTCTGTTCGAAATACGAATATCGGGTCTGCTTTATTAAAAAACAGTTTTATTCCTGTATACGATGACTATAAACGAAAGTCGAATTTGTCATCTGTAACGCGTAGAGTTAATGTAACCGCACAGATTGATACGTCATTTGATATAAATACATTATCTCAAATACAAACCAAAGACGAATTAGACATGGTCAAAACCAGCTTCTTAGATTCATTGACCCAGGACGATCATGAAATCCTTGAAGCTCACGAATTGGCGATGGCGTTACCAGTTTCGTATTATGGTAACGGGTCATACGACAAATGGCAACGTGTCGGTTGGTGTTTACGTAATATAAGCGACAGATTACTAATAACGTGGCTATGCTTCTCAGCAAAATCGGAAATATTTGACTATCGTTCAATACCAGATTTATGTGATAAGTGGAGGCGCACATCTAATCGCAATACCAGCGGTGGTATTACAAAAAAATCACTTCTAAATTGGGTTCGCGAAGACAATCGAACCGAATATGATAGAATTGCGGAGAATTCGGTTGATTGCTTAGTAGACCAAGCTCTTTCACAAGGAGGCAAACCCGGTTCGCGCGGTTCGGACAGTGGATGTAGTGACTTCGACCTCGCTAACGTATTATATACAATGCATAAGCATAAGTTTGTATGCGTTTCTGTAAGAGCGGACGAATGGTTATATTATGAAGGACATCGCTGGAAATCGAATGAAAAAGGAATGAAGTTGAGACAACAAATATCAAAATCGTTTCGAAACTTATTTCGACAGAAAGCTAGTTCGTTAGCATCGATACGTGTGGACCGATTTGAAAACGACAACAAGCCCGACAACAAGCCCGACAACAACGAAGAAAATACCCAAGATAATGCTTCTACGCGCGAAAACCTGATGATCTCACGTTGTAATATGTTAATTACGAGACTTGGTAGTACAAGTGAAAAACAAAAAATTATGACCGAATGCAGAGAATTGTGCTATGACAGCGACTTTCTAGACAACTTAGACGCGAACCCATACCTACTGTGTTGTAATAATGGTGTATATGATTTTAAATTAAAATTGTTTCGGTCAGGTTTACCCGAAGACTATTTAAGTATGTCAACTAATATAGATTACGTTCAATTAAAACCCGAACACGATGTTATTGTGTGCGAAATCAACACTTTTATGAAACAGTTGTTTCCCGAAGACGAATTGTGTCAATATATGTGGGACCATCTGTCATCCGCATTGTTAGGAACATCAACGAATCAGACATTCAATATGTATATTGGCGGTGGTTCAAATGGTAAATCGGTTCTAATTGATTTAATGTCTAAAGTGTTAGGTGATTATAAGTGCGATGTTCCTCTCTCCTTAATTACAGACAAACGAGGAAAAGTCGGTGGGGTCAGTCCAGAAATAGTAGGCTTAAAAGGAAAGCGATATGCGGTCATGCAAGAGCCTCAAGAGGATGATGTGATAAATGAAGGCATTATGAAGCAATTGACTTCGGGAAAGGACCCCGTTCAAGGCCGAGCTCCTTATATGCCTCAAGTAGTAAGTTTCATGCCCCAATTTAAGCTTGTAGTAGCATCAAATCACTTCATGAAGGTGAAAGCAACAGACCATGGTACCTGGCGCAGAATTCGGTCTGTGCCATTTAAAGCATTATTTACAAATAATCCGGTTGATACTGATCCCGAAAAGCCTTATCAATTCAAGACGGATGTTTCGATAGATGAAAAATTTGAATCTTGGAAAGAGGTATTCCTATCGATGCTTATAGAACACGCGTGTAAGACTGATGGAATAGTAAAGGACTGTGATATAGTGTTGGAACAGAGTAATGATTATCGCAAATCTATGGACATCCTCTCAGCGTATATGGATGAACAAATTGTACGAGACCCTACCAAAACGGTTGGTAAAACTGAAATCAACCAGGATTTCCTGAGATGGCACGAGACGAATTATGGAAATCGCGGACCTTCGCCCAAAAAATTACACGAGATAATGACAAAAACGTTTGGAAAATGTATTAATCTGAGGTGGAAGGGGTGTTCATTCAAATCGTATGAAAAAGAAACTGATGAAAGTGCGGAAGAAGAATTACAGAGAATGACCGATGGTAGTGATAGCAACTAATACACTGTGGTAACCAAAGTGGTATATAACAATAAAAATAAAAAAACATCAAAAAATAAAAATTTTTTTGATGTATCAGGCAATGTATGGTTCCGCCCGTATTATGGAACGGAGAAACGAGTATTGTTTATACATAAGATTTTGAATGTTTGTAATATAGAAAGGATATGCGATAATAATTACAAGAATGCCGACTTTAATGTATTTATGTAAATCGCTATTCAATAAAAATGAATAAGTGAAAACAAAAAAAGCAACCGCATATATAATTAATAACCAAAAGTTGGCATTTTGGACGAATGGGTATTGTTTTGAATAATATTCAAAATAGGTATCATTCGTAGTGAGAAATTCGTTAAAATTATTGTATATGGTTTCTAGTTTGCTGTTTTGAGTTTTAATATGGTTGTATTCGTCTGTGCTCATGATATACAATAATGTGATAAAAGAATCCAAATTTACTCGGTGTAATAGATTATTCCATCATATATTTGAAAAAAAAATGGAACGATGGAACACGCTAAAACTATAAGTATTTTTTTATATAATTTCATGTCTAATTGGACGTATACAAATAAATAAATAAGAATCAGTAAAATAAAAATATATATGACTGTTAGTAAATTTTTCCATGTTTGTAGTGCGTAATATTGTTGCAAGTCATATTGCGTATTAGTAATAGTAATATTTTTATTATTCTCCTTGTCAATCAACAATTTTTCTAAAACCACAGTTCGCTTTTCTAGATTATTGTATATTTCAGAGCTCATTTTATTCGAATTGTCAATATACAATAGTATGATACAATAGTAGGATGAATATAACAAAAAATTGAAAAACTTTTCTATTGTAAATAAGATGTAACCCCCAAATAAAAGAACAATAATAAATTTAAATAGTATTACGTATAAGATGGAAAGCACAATGAATATGAATACAATATATGAAATGATGCCCATAGAGCTTCAACGAGAGATGACATCATACCAGTATAGCAGAGATTATGTAAATTACTCGCATATAAGCACAATCGATTGGACCGATTTAGAGAACCATTGTCATAACATTATTAGTAATGGTGGTGGAATTCAATTAATATGTGATGTGTATGATAATATTTCAAAAATAGATAACGTGGAAAATGAGGTCGATGATGGAAGTATTGACACCGAAAAATTGGCATTCTTCAATAATTTACGTCCATTTTCCCTATTATATGATTATGATGATTTTTACCCTAGATATAGAGCATATACAGAGACTATATTTCATAGAGAAGACGAATTTGTGATTTATCCTGATTATATCGAAGCATTGATGGCGTATTTATTATCCTTAGACATTCTAATTAACGAAGAGGCGAATGAACCAACAACTACGCATAGATATATGACAAAACTTAACTACATCAACAATATTTATTATTATATTGTGAATATGAGCGATAAGTTTACAATGAGTTTCAACCAAATGAGAATGTCGAGTGAAGATAAATAAACAAAACAACAAAACAAACAACAAAACAAAACAAACAACAAAACAAAACAAACAACAAACAACAACAACAAACAACAAAACAAAAATGTAGCAAAACAGTTACATTTTTTGTTGGAAATGTGAATGACAAAAAATTGAAAAACTTTTACGATATAAATAATATGCAACCCCAATATAACAACAATAATAATAAATTCGAATAGTATTACGTAAAAGATGGAAAGCACAATGAAAATGGATATGGTTTATAGCATCATACCTGAAGAACTTCAACGAGAGGTGACCTCATACCAATATGGAAAGGAATATATAAATTATTCTAAACTGTATTATACAATTAAATGGTCTACATTGGATGAACATTGTATGAATATAATTGAACATAATGACGGAAGTGATTTGGTCTGTCATGTATGGGACCGGATATTAGAAATAGAGAATATAGATATCGAGGAAGAAGACAAACCTATCAATGTTGACAAACTAGCATTCTTTAATAATCTACGACCATCCGAGTTGTTATACAGCGATTTTGTTTATGCACATAATAGTAGACACAAAATATGGTATAAAGAAGATGATGATGTGGATTACGATAGTTATATTAATGCGTTGTTTTCCTACTTGTGCGAATTAGATGATAAGATACATGAAGAATTAAATTACTCAATAACAGAACGCGTCTATATTAATAAATTGCAATCTATAAATGACATTTACTACTATATTGTGAATAAAAGTGAAAAAATAACTATTGAAAAAAAAAAAAGACGAATGGCGCGTGAAGATTACTAGAAACGAAAAAAAAAAATAAAAAAAAAAATGTAACAAAATAGTTACATTTTTTTGATACGAGAAGGATTAATATTTCGAGTATTTGTCCGAATTACTTATGGGGGGTATAACAGATGTAGTGGTTGGTCCATTTTGGATATCCGAATTACTATATCTGGATTGTATTGTAGTAAATCCCTCTTCGGGTAGACACTTTTGTTCGATTTCGTTCCACTTAGTATATGTTTCCCAATTACCAGAAATGCCTTGCTCCCCGTCTGGTTTGGGATTACAGCATGCTGGTCCCGAGCATACTTTTCCTGAAGCACCAAGTAAGTCACCTTGTAACATAGCTCTTCGTTGTTGTTCGCTTGCTTCGCTCGTACTAGGATAAGTCGTATTATCTATGTCCAACTCATTAAAATTCGTTTTATCACGCTGCAATACCATTGTATAAATCGTAAAACACCATATAATAGCGGATGTGATGGTAATAATAATGAATATGGTAATAATAACAGATGGTATAACCGGAACATATTTGCCGAGTAAATGAAATAATACACATAATAGTAATGCGAATGAGAATATGATTTTCATTTTAGTATATTGTTGTTGTCGTAAACGATAGCTCTCATTTAATTGTATATTTCTGTTTTCACCCGAAACAACATCATCGACAATCTGTTTTACCTCGTTCAACCGTTCATTTTCGGTAGTTACGATTTCACTGACTTTGGCTTGTTTAGTGAGAATATCATTCGACGTTATATCTGCGCTAACATAAGAAGATTTAAGCTCATTTAAACCAGCATCGACTTGTGATAATTTACTTATGAGTTCCTCGTCGTCGGTACTTACATTTTTTATATAATTGGATTGGACGTTTAAAATACTACCTAAATCAAACACAGGAGTTGACATAATCTATAATATACAATGTCAAAAAAATGTAGATAAAATGGGTGTTATTCACGCGCCAGCAATATTGCGAAAACAACTAGACTACTTGAAACAATTGTAGCAAGTAAAAATGTATTTTGCGATTGTTCTGTTTGTAGTTTAATATCATTTATACGCGTTTGTTCGACACTGGGTGCGATTTCATTATTTAATTTCTTGCGGATGTCTTCCGATGAAAACTGATATTTATTGATATTAGTAGGGTCCGAAACGGTAGATAAAGTAGAGTTATATTGCGAAACTGAATTATCTAAATCATTGTAGTTATTATTAATAGATTGCATAGTATTGGCATATTGTGTAGAAGTTTCTTGTAACGGAGTGATTTGTTGTGTTATAATATCCTTAATATTATTAGTGGTTTGAAAAGCAGTAATACCCCCGAACTCAGGACTGTTAACAAAACTGTTTATTATTTGTGATATACTGGTCGCACCGGATAAACTAGATACATAATTGGAGAACCCACCTTGGTCTGGTTCTCTATTTAGATATATTTTATAAGCAAGAATAATTTTTTTCTCGTTTTCTGTAAGAGATGTTCCAGAACAGGTAATGCCAGTAGGACAACTAGTAATCGATTTTATACTGGGCATAACATCCCCCGAAGGAATGCTATTGATTAAAGTGTCTGTAATTTTTATAATATCACTTCCATTAAATTCAAATGCGTTAAACGTTTCCATATCTGGAATATGTCGTTTCTGATTTCTTATTAATAAATATACTTCGGGTTGAGTATTGGATTGTATCAGAACAGGTGCGGTCATCTCTATACTAAATGTATAGAAAATGTATTTTTATTTGGTAAAAATAAAAATACATTTGAAAAATTATCGTTTGGTTATCCTAGATAAAAATAATACAACTGATAGCACCAGAATGCCAGTCAATCCACAATAGGTTACAATATCGTGTTTTTTATTCGTATTAGTACAAGTTTTGCATGTAGAACTATTTTCTAAAGAAATATTATCGCCGTTTACGAAACTTTCCAAAGCGTGTTTTATAGTATTTTGTCTTCCGATAAGAGAAAAAGTCTCTTTGTTTACATTGGGATTTTCTACCAACTGTCTTGTTCCAGAGAGAGTGATATTATTTATTTTGATTACATTCATATTTTTGCCCGAACGATTGAATATAAAACGATAATAAGAATATTGTTTCTTAGAATTAATATGATATGTTTTTTTCACAATTGGCATTGGAGGAAGTCCATCTTTAAAATCATTATGTTCTTTTATCATATCCCATTGTTGTCCATCATTTGAACCAACTAATGTAAATTTTGTAGGAAAAGTATTGTTTTTACCGAATTGCGGTGTACGTATCGAATAATCAAATAAATAAGATTTATACGGTAATATAATTTGCATCCATTCTCCTAAAACATCAACCATCTTATCTACACCAACCTGTGTGGTAGCGATAGTTTCCACTGTTCCACCGGATTGATATATAGAAACCTCATTATACGGATTTTGTGAATACGCGGGATAATTGCGATTTAATTTATCATATGTATCGTTATTTTTAAAATCACATTCCCAAAATGTATTGCTATCGTTATCAAATGCCTTGTATGCTTCTGTATTATCGGACGACCATGACGAAGATGAAAACTTGTATGTTCCGTTCGGTTGAAACTTAGATATTCCCAAATCATCCAAACCTTTGAAAATCATTTCATTTGAAATAATTTTTTGGTCGTTTTGAGTCGGAACCATTTGTATAACTTCAAAGTCGTATTCAGTATTCATATTGTATGTTTCTTCTACAATAGGAGTATATTTTTATGATATTTCATTTACATATTTTTGAAAACAAAATACAGTGCGGATGTTCCTACAACACTCCATAATGCGTTTGAAAGAATGGTATTGTCAAAATGTGTCTTTTTTTCTTTGCTAAAACTATTGTCGTGATCCGAAAGTTCCATCATTTTGCTGTCTATTTCTTGTCTTAATAGTTCATTTTCTTCGTGAGTGGTAACTACATTATTATGTGAGGCATCAAACTGTGCTGGAGTGGTATTGGTCGTGGTAGTCGTAATGCTATTCGTTGTTGATGTAATAGACGTGTTCAAATCAGTTAATTGTGCAAGGAGAGTAACTTTATCGATAGCACAAGAATTGTTCTCTGTGCAGTCGATATACGTTGCGTAATCTTTATTAAATTGTATAATTTTGGTAAGAACATCATTCTGGTTCTCCATAGTAGAAAGTCCTTCTATTTGTGGCATGATATTAGAGAATGTTTCACAATTTCCGTTAAGAGTTTGACATGGTTTTCCGTAAATTTGAATGCCGGCTATATTAACAACATTACAACTTGGATGATTGTTTTGTTCTTCAAATACAATGCGGAAAAAGTAATATGATTTGGACGATACACTGGGTATATTAAACGAAATGTGTTTACGTGTATCATATTTTTCGTGTGCTTTGTCTATATCCTGTGTATTAATAACATCCCAACTACTACCATCACGGGAACCTAAAAATGAAAAACGTTTAGGGAACCGTTCAGGACAACAATGTTGCGCATTAAGTATTGAGAAACTGGTAGGAGACAGCGTATATGGCAATTGTATTTGTATCCAATCGCCATTTTTAATGGTTCCTGCGGTGGTAGTCGTTTTGAAATATGTATCGCTTGTACCGCCACCAATATATTTACCGGAAGTATAAGGACCCTGTGTATATCCTCCGTGTGGAGTCCAAGGAACATGCCAAAAGGTAGCGTCGTTATTATCAAAACAAGATATAGCGGTCCAAGTGCTACCAACATCACCAAGTGTGCTGGATGACGACGCAACATAGTCGCCATTCATATAAGATATATCTGACGAAGATACAGTTAATTTATTATTAGTTATGTCTAATGCAAAATTAGATGGAATTGCGTTTTGTATAGATTGAGTTTGAGACATGATATAACAATAGTTATATTATGTCTACAAAAAATTTACGTACTTCGATATCTATATGCTAAATACGCAAGTCCGAATATACCAACCGTCAAATTTCCCATTTGTAAAAGACCACGATTGTATTGGTCTTTTGTATTCTGGTGTTTTTCACTTGCACCATTGTCTGCTTTTTGCAATTGTTCTAGTAGCAATTTATTTTTGCATTTTTCTTGCGTGATACATTGTTGTTGATTTGAATCATCAATCGTTCCACAATTGACCGAGTTTACATTGCTGCATTCAGTAACTGTTGGCATGTCATTTGCGCCTACATAAAAAAAATCATTCGGACTGTAATTATTTAAGAAATCTATAGACATATTTATATTACAATATCACTATATTTTGTTACACACACACACGGTAATAGTTATAATTCATTGCCGTAGCACTATTTCGTTGGAATTCGCAAATTTCGCCCGGTCGAAGATAGATTGCTAAAGCTTGAGGGTCGAATCGCGAAATTTCGGGTAATTGTTTTTTGTTATGAATACTGTATTTTTGTTTTAAATCGTTAACCTCTGCCTCGTTCAAAATTCTGGCTTTGGGAACCAAAGAATGGTTTAAAATATTGAATTGTAAGCGATTAATATTATGCAAGACAATGAATTTTTCACTATGGTCATAAAAGTAACGAATCGTGGTTTGCATAATAGCATTAGGTTCGTCGTCCGTAATAATAACAAATGTGTCATCGTTCGTTAATGTGTTTTGAATATCATATAAATCACTAACAAATTCGTTAATGTCCTTCTTTAAATATTGACTATTTTTTAAATAGTATTTGACGTATAATTTACGACCGCTTTGTTTATGTGTTACAAGTATATCCAATTGGTTGTTTTGTTCCATTGCTTCGATTTCATTTATGCTAAAATCATCGAAATTCGTAATATCATACTTTAACACTTCGAGTTGTTCTACGATAGTAATACGCGAACGATATAATTTTAATATACGATTGTTAGATGTACTCATTATGTATATTACTAGAAATAATAATACTATACATCATTCATATAATTGAATTCAATTTTTGTTAGATTTTTTTAATAACAAAGTTATTAAAATCAATCGGACCTTCTGTTGGTGTGTCAATAATAGATGTAGGTAATTCTGTAACTTGATTATGATGTTGTATAACGTCATTATTCATTTTGATCATATCATCAAGTTGGTTCGGTTCTACGTTATTTGATAAAAGACCATCTGTAGACATTTCAGTGCTGCCATTAGTAACTTTGATAACCGGTGCGAAATGAATAGTGGCGGGTTGTGTATATTTCGTAGCATTACCGCCACTCATAGAAGAAATGTTACTATCCATAGATTCCAAATCATCGCGAATCAAAGGCGGGGGCGGTGTATTTGTAGGAGTGGATAGATTGCTCAAATTCTTTACATCCTCTGTTCTATATATATCATTCGCGGTAACCACTTGTATTACATCGGTATTATCATTACTGGGAATATCAGTTTCTATTTTTAAAAAACGGTCACCAACATTGGATACAGTCCATAATCGGTTCATTGTTGTGTCTCCCCTATAATATACATTATCACCAACGTCGTACGTTTTTGCTAATTCAGCCAGTTTATCCTCGTCCGATAATGGTGGTGGTTCCAATGGTGAATTTGGATATTGTCCTGGTGGTGGTTCCAATGGTGAAGTGTTTGGTGTATCTTCAAGTGCCCGATATTTTGGTATCGATGTGTCGGTAGAACTTTCAAATGATTTGTTATTCATAATATCTCCAGGCGAATTTGTTTGATATTCAGGGGAAGGTGGATATTCAGGGGAAGGTGGATATTCAGGGGATTGAACGATAGGACTAAAAGAATCAATTGTATCAGATGTATTCACACGTGTGTTTTTTCTGGATTCTTCTAACAATTGTTGATTATCCTTGATGATTTTTTCAATATCTGCATCTTTGGTATACATCAGTTTATCAATATTTTTTGAATAAGTCATATTTTCGATCTGGTTAATATTATCTTCTGTAATAAACCTCATTTGTACGTTTATCGTACCGAGTTCTTGCATTAAGAGTTTGAATGAGTAAGGAACATTGACAACACTAAATGTTCTGCCGTGTTTTGTAATATTTTCGACATTTAGTTCAGTGTTATTTACATTGCCTATAAATTTAATAGGACCGTCTGCCATAGGACTCATAAAAATATTCTTGGCGGGATTATATATGGCGAGTAATCCGGATGTATTACATATTGCTATTTTGTATTTATCGCCACGTTCCATCATTGACTCGCGTAAAAATTCGGATGCACCAATCGAAATGACAACATCGCGTTCCATTTCACCTATTCGTAATCCACCATCATTTGCTCTTCCCGAAACCGCTTGTCTCGTCAATGCGGTTCTAGGACCTAATGCACGATGATTAATTTTATCCTTCACCATATGTTTCAATCGCATATAATAGTTCGGTCCCACGAAAATCTCACTCTCGATTTGTTCTCCCGTCATACCATTATACAAAATATCATTTCCACTGGAATGATAACCTACTTTCGTCAACATTTCACCGAATTTATTGATTTTTGTGCCTTTATTTACAAAGGCAGTACAGTCACCAAATCCGCCATACATAGCCGCACTTTTACCTATAATACATTCTACAAGGTGTCCGATAGTCATACGAGATGGGATTGCGTGAGGATTGATAATAATATCCGGACGCACACCATCTTTTGTAAAAGGCATATCTGATTCAGGAACAACTAATCCAATTGTGCCTTTCTGTCCCGCCCTTGATGCCATTTTATCACCCAGATTCGGTATTCTAACCTCACGAACTCTTACTTTTGCGATGCGCGTTCCTTCTTCGCCTTCTGTAATAAACGTTTTGTCTACAATACCAAGTTGTCCTTTCTTAGGTGTTTTTGATGAATCCACCTTTTTATCAGAACCGTCGGATGTGGTCATGCCAATGAGAACCGTTTTTTCATTGATAACTGTATTTTCGCGTATTAGACCATATTTGTCAAGTTTACTATAATCATACCCAGGCTTGCTCCCAACAACGGTGGTATCGTTTTCGATATTTCCGAATCGAGTTTCACTAACATCATCACCCGATTTATCCGTTTCTTCGTGTGTTTCATATGTGCTATAATAGGTTGTTCTGAATAACCCACGTTTTAGTGCGCCTTCATTTATTAAAATTGCATCTTCCACATTATATCCAGTATAACACATAATTGCGACAATTGTATTTTCGCCATATACATTCTCTTCATTATTAATATGTTCCATATATCGTGTTTTGACAAGAGGGATTTGTCCGTAATTCAAAACAACAGCAGTTTTATCCATACGAAGTTGATGATTTGTATGATACATAGATGAGGCTTGTTTTGATTGACCACAAGAGAAAGAGTTACGTGTAGCGGGATTGTTTTCGGGAAAGATAATTAAATTGGACATAACGCCAAAAATGAGTGACTCATGCAGTTCCATATGTGTATATTTACTTTGTGTATCTGCTTCATATTGTTCTTTATTTAACGCGATAAGTGTATTTTCGGTTTCACTTGAGTCGATATAATCAATAATGGCTTTTTCGTCATTAAATCGTTGTAATTTTGCGGGATTGGATTCGCTATTTATATTATCATACAACTCGTGTAGTTCATACATATTGTAATTATTTGTATTGAAGTTCTCTAATTTCTTATTATTAAAACCGGATATAAGTTGTTGCCAGGTATATTTTTTGTCTTCAATATATTTTTGTATCTTGGGATTTTCAAATGACATTTTCTGTGTATCAGTATCACGATAAAAAATAGGACGACATATTCGTCCACCATCGTTGTAAATAAATATCACATTTTGTTGAACATCAAATGTAACACTTGTATATATCGGTAATAGTGCGTTACGACGAAACAGTCTTATTTTTTCAACACACTCTCGTGGATTATCAATAACGCCGCACCAAAATCCATTTACAAATATTTTTGTCATTCTTGAAATATTAATAGGGATACAATCTTCCAAAAGTTTCATTTCTACTTTTTCACGCAGCCATTGAATCAAGGGTTCTCTTGAAACGCTTTGTGTAATATAAGATGATATCGATAGATGTTTATGAAGACCGATATTACCACCGTCTGGCGTGTCGATTGGGTCAAAAAACCCCCATTGTGTTCCGTGTAAAACACGAGGACCTACTACTTTCACACTAGGGTCTAATGGTAGATTCGTTTTACGCAAGTGACTTAACGCAGAACAAAACGAGAGTCTATTTAAATCCTGAATTACACCAACTCGTTTTGTATGCGATGTTGCGCCCCAATCTCCCTTAAATCCGCGACGAACACCTGATTCTAATATGCGTGCATTGAATATTTCCTTTGTATTCTGTTCGATGAGTCCACGTAGGTTATTTTCATAAATTGCTTTATTTAAATTATATTTTCTTTCATATCCTAGACGAATGGCATTATGTTGCAAAGAATAAAATTCACCGAACAGACCATTTAAAAGTGTTCCCACAAGTTCAATACGCTTATATTTGAAATTGTCCCTGTCAGTAGGTTCATCTATGCCTACGTATACTTTCAATAAACGAAATGTAATATAACCCAAGAAATATGCTTTTTGTAAAAAGTTGGTTTCGCCAATATGGGGAAGGAAATAATCAGCAAGAATATATAAAACTTGAGTTGTATTTTTTTCCTTTGTAAATGATGCGATATATTTTAATGCGAGTTCTTGTGTCATAACGCCTCCAGCGTCATGAACGGATGGTATAAAAAGGTCAATCATATTTTCGTATTTATCCATATCAAGTAAGCACATATTGATAATCTGTTTGTCTGTTGTAAATCCTAAAGCGCGAAATAGAATAAACAACGGAATCGGGTTTCTTACATTTGGAATACTGACAACTATATTTTTGAATGTAAACTTCTCATTTGGTGCTACGATTTTTACAGACAATTGACGAATTGGTTTGGATACATTTTCAGATACAGACTTGATTTCAGCCGAATATAAGTAATTTTCATCACCGGATTCCTTTATATAAAGCAGATTATCCCCAAACTTCTCTTGGGAAACAATGGTCTTCTCCTTTCCATCAATAATAAAATAACCACCTACATCATTTCTACATTCACCCATTGAGAACCTTGTTTCTCGTGGTAACCCAGATAACACACAATAATCGGATTGAACCATAATAGGAAATTTACCTAATAACAGTTTATTTAATGAAAACTCTTCTACTTGTGTGCTATCATCTTTCATTGATTGTTCTGTCATTTCACGAATAAAAGCTTGTTGTGCTACAGTAGCATCCGATGTAATTTTTTTTGTTTTTTTTTTTATAGCACCACCTTCCATATTTTCATTCTCGATTAACTCAGTCAAATCCGCAGTACTCTTTTTAATATTTACATATTCAGGATTCACTTCATTCTCGTCTACTAATAAATCATTTGGTCCAATTAAATTCGCCAGTTCTCCAGGTTGACGGATAGTAATGATTTCGACATCAATATCATAATGAATTGTCATACCATAAGTCATATTTCGCAATCTGGCTTCATTTGGGAACATAAAATGACTGTTATTCTCGTCATAAATGACCGGTTTTCCAAAATATATTTTTGAACCATCCTTTCCACCAAGATGTAAAATAGCTTGACCTCTATAATCTTTTATTGTTTCGTCATAATTTGTTTGTATCATAATAGGTTTTTTTTCCTTAAACATACGAAAAATTCCGTTTTTGAAAAAATCATTATATGATTCGGTATGATGTCTTACTAAACTTTGTGGGTTATCCGAAAAGTACGTATCTATCATGTTCCATACATTTGTATCTTCCATTTATCCGATGATAGTATATAAATTATATTATGATATTATATTCAAAACTATCTAACTGATTTTTTACAAATAGATTGTTACATACAACAAAAATGTAACATGGTAAACCTAATAAAAGTATATCTATATATTATCAAAACACATAATCGAATATCGTAAAATGAAATCAGAAATGGATCGCAATAAACTAGACCACAATGATTTGTTTTATACTTCCCTTTGCTACCCAGTAGCACTGAACACATATAAGGCAGCCAGTGTGGGCGTCACCGAAGCATATGATAATCTCGATATAGCCTGTCGCACTTCACTGAAGAATAATTTAGACTATCTCATAGTGAAAGGGGCAATCAAAAAAGACCCCGCATCTCAAGAAATTAAAGAAGCTTTGGAAAAAACTCAAAAGAAGGCAGTTGAGGTAGCGCGCCGCGCTTCAGTAAAGAAGACATTAGCATATCGTTTACTCCAACAGGAGACTAACGAAAAAAAAGAACACCCCGCATTATACAAAGCAGCATGCGCGGCTAAACAATACGTGAAGACATCTTACAATGAGGTAGTCAACAAGACCTCGGTAGCCAACCAGAAGATAATAGACTATCGTCGCACAGTGAAGAGAGGAACCAATCGTGCCGATTCAGTCTATCAGGTAGAACAGTCAGTAGTTGATAAGAAGATAGAAGTCAACGAGGCTAACGCATTATATCAGATAGCAATCAACACAGTCGATGTGAATGATGTTACCTCACAAGAAGTACACGCGTGTGATGAAGCAAAGAAGTCCGTTGTCTTGGCAGTTAAATCATACGATGAAGCAATCGAAAAAGAAATCGAAAAATTCAAAGCACACATCACAGAAGAAGCCGCATCAGTAAATAATTTATTATACAAAGAAGAAGCATATCGATAAGCCAACAAGGCGACCACTGAAGCAATAGAAGCAACTGATGAATTCAAATTAGCCATAACAGATGCAATTACATTGGCAGGTAAGACACACTACAAAGAAGCGTTCGAAGCATCAGTCGAAACATATCAAACCGCCTCGATAGATGTAGATGAAGAAGTAGACGAATACAGGTCATTCCATAAAGAACAATGTAGTGCGGTCAATAATGCTGAAATATCCGAACTCTATCTGGTATCAATGAGGATTGCGGAACAAGTAACCGAAGTAACCGAAGAAGTAACCGAAGAAGTAACCGAAGAATTTAAAGCCACCTTTGAAGAAGACGACAAATTATACCACGAATTATCACACGATTCCAAGGTGGAAATAAATTCACTATACAAAGAAGCATCACAAGAAGTATATGAGATAGCCAGGAAGTCAGTTATCGAAGCAACCAATGAAGCAATCGAAGAATTCAAATTATTCATCGAATAAGTTTCCATATCATCAGACAACACACCTACCAAGACGCAACCGACGCATCATCCGAATACAAACATCGCATATTTTTATTCGGATGATAAGTGATGTATATATCTTGACAAGTATCAAGATTTTAGTATAGTGTATTTGTAAGATAGATATTTAGTTAGAGGTAGACCATAAATAAATATATATATGTATAATATATATTCTAGATAAAGAATGGACGGTTTAGAACAAAATGTATTTGGTCCTTTGGGACAACAATATTGCCTGTATTTTTATGCCTTATCAGTTATGGCATTTGTAATTATGTGTATACTCGGTATCTCGGTCATCGCGTTTGGAATAAAAAAACAGAAGGGTCTTGATTATTACACAAGTGCCTTGTTTGGTTTATTAGCATATGGTATTTTCTATTTCCAGAACCGTCTTTTATACACAATGTGTCAATCTGCTATTTCTGCTTAATCATCCATTCGTTTAAGTAAAAAAATCATTATATTTTGTAATATCAAATGGATATTTTATATTACAGTAATTATTGCACGCATAGTCAAAAAACAGTAAATACTTTAGTAAAAGGAAATCTGAAAGATAAAATTAGTTTTATATGTATTGATAAACGAACGCAAGACCCTACTACAAAAAGAACACATATCACATTAGAGAATGGAAAGAAAGTATTATTGCCCCCAAACGTCCATAGTGTCCCTACATTATTATTGGTGAATGAGAATTATCGTTCGATTATGGGTGACGATATTGTAAAACATTTTCATAATGATATGAAGAAAAAGAGCGTGACATTTTCAAAAACAGCATCTGAACCAAGTGGATTTGAACTAGGTGGTTCTGTAGGTGGTGTGAATATTATGTCTGAAAAATATACAATGTATAATTTAACGAGTGACGAATTAAGTGCGAAAGGGAACGGTGGTAATCGCTCTATGCATAATTATGTAACAACTGAAAATGATATGTTATTTATTGAAACCCCCGAAGACAACTATGTTGCTGATAAAATATCAAATGACGTGACACTTGATAATATACAACAAACGCGCATGGATGAAATTAATCAAGTAGTTCCACCAACACAACCATTAGGACAACACGTAAAATAATGTGTACATAAAAACAATATAAATGGTATTTTATAGAAAATGTATAATAGAATATGCCTGACAAGACAACATATTTGCGAGGATTTAACACACATTTTTTTGACTTTCTTAATGATATCCAAACTATTTATCCTGAAAGCGATGAGATTAAATACGCAATTACCGCATTTGAAACAATTAAGCGTGCGAATCCAACTGTTTTGATAAAATCCTGGCATAGTAAGGTATATAGTGTGTATAAAACCGAAATAGACAATGGGGATATCACGTTTTTCTTTGAAAAAGATTATAGTAATGACTTTTCCGATGTAGACAAATCGAATAGTATTCTAAAAATGATTGACAATATCCGTGACCCCATTAAGCAAATGAACGCAGAAAACAAAGAACATTCTACAAAATATATTCAAAATTTGAGTAAATTATCTACTTTGTATTCTTCATATTAGTTTTCATTGCCTATCATAATTGACAATACTTCTTTTGGGTGCAATGAGTTCAAATAATTAACAACTTCTTTGCGGGTAACACACTGTTTCTTTTGTTTAGCGAAAGAAGATATATAGACATCTTGATGTATTTTGCGAATAAACGTAAAATACTTCTCACATAATCGAAGATTGTTTTTTCGTACATATGTTTCCATATATGCGTTGTATAACATATTAATTAGTTCTTCATATACATCACGAATGCGATAAAAATTATTTTTATCTTTGGTAGATTGTGATAAATATTTATGGACGCCATTTATCCTACGCAAACATAAATACCGGAATATAACAATCGAATTTATATTATGTAGTTTTGTTTTAGTTGAATAATAAAAAGATAATAATTTGCATGTATCGCCAGTAGCACTATCCGTTAACATTACACCAGATGTTTCGCTTGTGAATGATAATAATAAACGTTCAGTGTCTTCGTAGTTATTCATATCATAGCGTATAGGAAAACAGATTATTCCATTATATTCCTTCAATGTATCCCAGTTCTCATAAGTAGAGGATGGTATGAATTCAACATACTGATTACACATCCGATATACCGATACGAGATAGGATGTAGATATATTAGTGGCGTCATTATGTTTTATTACAAATAAAAAACAGCAATTTTTGTAAAGTTCATTTATACACATCATATCGTTTATATGAGCGATATCTACATACCCCAATGAACTGATAAATCGTGTTACAATCGTGTCATTATTACTATTTTCATTGTGTGAATTTATAGTTGTTAATTTCCACTTGCAGATACGATAGTCATAAAATAAACATATATTGTCCCCCTCTATATATTCGTTTACAATCAAATTATTGAAGTTAGGATTGGATTGTTTAAATTTAGAATATGATGATGTTTGGGGAGATGCAAAACTGATAACGTTGTTCTCTGGATAAGTGAATGTAACATGTCTATAGTCTCGTAATCGTGTGTTGTTATAGGACAATAATTCTTTATCGTAATGAAATACTCTATATTGTATATTATCATTGGTAATAATGCGCTGGTTTAAGTTTAGGTTTATCAATGAAGTTACATCGGTTGAGTATAGTTTCATTATGTATGGGTATCATATTACAAATACATATCTTTATCCTTTTTCATTTTGAAAAATATACTTTTCACTGAAATACATTTAGACATGAAATTTTAATTTTATCATATTATACTATAATGGAAACATCTTTGGAAAGTGATCCAATCGAAACTATCAACGAAACTATGAATGATCCAAAGAATGCAAATAAAATTTCATTAGAATTGGGTGATATAATTGAAATTATTTCTCCTACCAACCCGGTGTTACATCAAAGCACATATCTAATAAATTACATAGATAACAATGTGTTGAAAATAATTCATGTTTCTACAGGTGAATTTATCCAACTGAATATAACTTCTACCGGGCATATAACAGATGAATCTATTACACATATCAACTTATTAGATCGCGCTGAAGAAAATGGATATGCCCGTCAAAATAATCTTTTACCAAAACAATGGATAGATATTCATTTTGGTGGTGAAATTCCAAGCATTATAACCGGTGAAATTACAAATTTAGAAGAGGATATGATAGAAATAACAACATACCCTGAATTACATACGCTATATATTAATTTCAAATATCAAGGTATTCCTTCTCATATACCTATAGAAAAAATCAAACATCGTAACAAACCCGAATCATTGAGTGGTATTACGTCTCTTGCGAATGTAAAGGAAACTTTAGATAACAACGAAGACATAGAATTGTCTGAATTGTCTGAATTCAAAGAAGATGAATACGCAAGAATGGAATATACAGATGAAAATGAATCTATTATAACTATTCCTGAAAACGGTGCTGCAGATGAAAATATAAAAGATACTCTGCGTGATTTATATTTGGATATAAATGATATTAGTTATGGAAAAAAACTGGAAGGTGCAAAATATCTGGTAGAAATCCCTGAAAATGAAAGACAGTATGGAATCGATGAACAAATAACTGATATGACAGACGAGTTATTATCAACGATACCAAATAACAAGCGAACAAAACAGGTGTTAGACAATATACACTTATTAGCTGAACGATACAAACAACTGAGACATATGTTTTCGAATTTCGATGACAACCAAAATGTATACAGCGCGCTAATCAAAGGAGCAAATTATAAACCGTTGATTGAAAATATCTGTAAAATGAATACCAAACTACGTTGGTTAATACCCGTTGTTACTAACAATAAGTTATTATATACGAGCGAAGGTCCTCCAATTGATGATATATCGCAAACTGAAACCGCATATAAAGAAAATCAATCAACTTATTTAAACCATACACAAACCATATTAGAAGAACTATCGTCGTTCAATAATAGTGATAATAAGGAATTATATTTAGATACAGTGAGTGTAAAAACGAATCTGGATGCCGTTGTAGAGAACCTGGATAATTTTTATTCGGCAGTGACATATAATGATAGTGAAAAACGCAAAAAGTACTTAATTCAGAGGTATAATATGGGCGAAACCACCTTAGATAAAATAAATATGAAATCAGGAAAAACTGTTTATTTGCGGAAAAATATCACATCTGATGACGAAATGACAATCAAGTCGTTTTTAATTATGCCCGAACCAGTTATACGATATTCGTTGATTGACTTACCGGGAACAAATATTTTGAAGCGCGCGAATTTGCATCATGAGAATATGTCATTGTTTCGTATTTTACGAGAACAAATGGTAACAAATCCACATATAATTGATGATTTATCAAAAGAAATCGACTACGGAAATATGAACGACGAGAATAAAGGTATATTTTTGAATGGAATCCATCAATTCTTGTTGAATAAAGAGTTGAATGAAGAACAAATTGGTGACGATACTTTACGTAAATTTTTAGAAGTGATTATACCGAAAACGCGGTTCTTTGTGAAATTGATTCGTAAATATGTAAAAGAACAATTCTCATTCGTGGATATTGTGAAACAATTAGAACCATTTTTGATTTATTCGACCGATGTTACATATAAACAATATGATGAAATTCGTTACTTTATAAAACAAAGAATAACAGAAATAAAACAAGATTATAGTAAAAACGAACAATCTTACTCCAGATTACGAAACGCAAAATATGATACTAATTTGAAGGAAAGTTCGCTTATTCATATACTGACAAATAATAGTGATATGAATGACATGTTTACACAAAATTACAATCTCGAACGTGGTGAAAAAAATAGACCTATTCATAGTTCTCAAGAAGTGCTGAATAATCTATATACTGTCGACAGTGCTTGTTTATATACAAATATGATAAAAACGATGATGATTTCGCTTGTAACACCAGAGAACCTTGACCGAGCATTGGAACCCCCAAATATAGACGAACTTACTGATAATGAAAAAATGAAACCAGGAGATGATTGTGTTAGACGGTTCTTAACAAAGAAGTATTCTTCAATGAAGGAACTTCAAAAAGATAATAGCGGGGATGAATTGTATTATGATACTGAATTCGACGATACACCATATGATATGTTAAATAAATACGATACACAGCGCAAAGAGATGACGCCTGATTTGTTTTTGGAATTCTTAACAGAGAACCTTACAATGAAACATAATATCGAAAAAGAACAATCCAATGAATTGGCACAAACATTAATCGAAGGGAAAAAACGCGTTCGCATCGGTGAATACGCAATTCTTGAAATAAAACCAACTCTAGGTGACGATATAGACAGTAATAATCTATCCGATATAGAAACACGGAAGGTAGAAGCCGAATCAAACGAACGTAAACGTATTAAATACTATCGACGTGTAAAAACGAACTGGATAGAAGATAAAGAGATTGACCCAGAAGCGTTTTTTGATACAAATACATTATTTTGTAATATCAGCGAAACTTGTTATAAAAATATGAAAACAAATATATGTGAAACCGTTGATACGCGTAGACAATCACTTTCAAATAATAAATTAATGAATGAGTTTGATATGAGGTATGAAATATCTGCGACAGAATTGGAAGAGAAACTAAATACGAATCTTCAATATTATAGAAAACAGTTGCAAAAATCTAAAATCTTACGTGAAATTAATTTGTATCGCGCAAATAATCTTGCATATGCGCTCGGAGGAACGTCAAATGCTGAAGAATTGATTACATCACCAAATCTAAAATTACGCGAATTAATAATGGGTCAATCCGATTTTGTCAAAAAACAAAATGATATAGTAATATTTGTCGACAAGTTCTGCCGAGCACCTATGATAGAAGAGTTAAAAGAAAGTGCGCATTGGTTTTATTGTAAGGAAACAAATACCCCACTTTTTCCCAAATCTATCTATGAACTTGCAAATGCGTTTACACTAGGACACAACTATTTGGATAAATTAGAACAATTATGTCAGGATGTAGGAATTATCAGTGATAATGGAGACGCCACGGTTGACCGTCATACAGGATATACTCTTCGTAAAATAGAATTCGATACAGATGAAGGGTTTGACAATTTGGGTTATCATGTTAGCACTCGCGATGTGATGGAAAAGGAATTGGGTAATGTTATTCTTGAGAACATTGGTAGAAAAGAAAAGAGAATATTCGAAAATGAAACATCTGAAATGATATATAATGTGTTTTCTGCCATTGCGACGTATACTGATATTAATGTTGATGGTGGTGAAGAATTTATTATAAGAACTACAACAGAACACATTGATAAAGATATTATGAATGAATCCAAATATAATAAACGTTCAAATAAACAACAAAAAGACGGAAAAAAACCGTTACAACCTTATAAAGACTATCGTAATGAAACAATTATATTTATTGTTGCGTCGGTTCTCCACGTCTATATACAAACAGTTGTTCCGTCAATAAAAACAACCAAAGGTTTTCCCGGATGCGTTCGTTCATTCAGTGGGTTTCCAATGGAGGGAATCGAAGATATTACTGGAATAGAATATATTGCTTGTATTATTAACAAGATTAAGAGTTCTATTACCCCTTGGAATTCTTTGAAAAAATATAAAGTAGAAACAATTAAATCTCGTATCAAAGATATTATCAGTAACAATATTTTACCCCGCAATGATGTCACTGATATGTATACAAAAAAACGAGATTATATATTATTAAATCCTGATACGGTAACCCCAGAAGAACATAATATAACAAAATGGAAGCGATTTTTACCACCAGTGGTTCCTTATTCTGTTGCGAAAAATCTTAGGACAGTCAGTAACGATTTTAAAAATGAATTGTCGCATATGATGAAAGAAGGTAATATAAAACAATACAATATGATACACGCGTTGACGAATAAGATATCGCTATATGGTTATTCTATCATAGAACATATTAATAATATCGTCAAAGAAAAGGATACATTGTTAAAAACATCTGGAGGTGTGCCGTTTGTAGAAAACGCGTGCTGCAATGATAATAATATAGTGCGACCAATAGAGTATTTTAATAATGAAAACGAAGAGATTGGTATGAATATCCGTATTACAAGGCAGTTAGGTAGCATTGCGAAACATATTAATTCTCTATCGAAAGCGCCTATGTTATACGACCCGGAAATTACCGGGATGTCTTATCCTGTTATGAATTCTGGTAATATGGAAGAAGTCATATATAGCACAATCTTTTATTATTGTAATTTTGATACTAACTTGCCCGTTCCTGAAAAATACCAATCTATATGTAGTGAAAGACCAACCGAATATAACCCCGAATGGACGACGCAAGATAAAATCGAATTTATGAAAAAGAACGGCAAAATATATAATGAAACTCACCTTCAACAACTGATGGACTTGGTACAAAAACGCAATATTATTGAAATAACCGAGAACCCTAATTTCAAACAAGTCGGTGTATTGAAAGAGATATTAAATAAAATGGAACAAACTAATGATAATGTTTTTTCTGAACCATTCAGACGGCATTTATTAAATTTATTGAATACATATAATCCAAAACGTATGACACACGAAATATCGCCGGAATTACAAACAATGAAACGTTACTTAACAAATGTTAATAAAAAAATGAAAGATAGCGTCATCAACTTTTTGAATCAACACGGAAATATATCTAATAATGAAATTTCAAAGATGGTTGTTTTTCTCAATACATTAACGACTATTCCTTCTATAAATGGTAATGCGGATAGCGTTGATATGTATAGTCAGTTCCAAACATTAAGGACATATATACATAATATGAGTTCTCTATATCCGTCTGCGTTATCCAGTAGTGGTCCTACGTTTCATAATATGATTTTACAATCTTGGGGGTTATCAAAGCAACATTATGCTGATATTGACACTATATTGGAGACATATTATATGTCAATCGGTCATTTTCAAAATGATAAAGTGATAATAAAATTATTGAAAGAATTAAGCAATCGTTTAAAAGATATGGATGCATTTATACAACATATACCAGTTCATAGTGAAATTGTAAAAAAAATCAACGATACAGATGAATCATTTCATAGTATACTAGATACACAAACCACCTGTTCTATATTTGAATATTGTTATCTATCTGTGTTAAACGAGTATATTGATTTATCAATGGATGATGGTTTATTACACGCTGACATTCAAGAACGAAAAATGAAACGTAGAGAACAAATTGCCACAGAGAATGATGATTCATTACAATCGATGAGACAAGACGAAGATGTAGCAGAAATTCAGATAGATTTGGGACACCAGGAAGAATTACAACAACGAATAGCCAAATTATTGAAAACTTATTTAAATATGGGAATGACTCATAGTAATACGACAAACTTGTCATATGATGATATTATGAAGAATATTAACCGTTCCAAAGAAAAAGAGAAACAGCGCATGATGAAATATTTAGGTGACATGAACATTCAAGACCGAAACATAGAAGACTCGTTGAAATATCATAAAATAGGACGTTGGAATGTGGGTTTACAAAAAAGTATGTATATGTACGATAAATCGGCATACGATAGAGAACGCAGTGAAATGATACAAAACGGAACTATATATGAAACCGATTTATTAGGAGAACAACTTCCACAACAACCCGCAAATAAAGATGTATTTGAGGATGAAGATAACGAAATGAATCCTGGTGAAGACACTGGAACGAATCGCGATACGTATGATTTTACTGAATTAGAAAATGGATACGATGATGGTGATTTTTACCCAGAAGATAGAGATGATGATGATTTTGAAATGGATTAAGATTGTTAAATAATTTGTCGTTATACAATAGATATGAAGGGATTTGTTATAAAAAATAAATTAACAGTTTCTATTTTACTATTTTTAATCATCTTTTTAACAATACATATGCATAGACCTGCTTTATTCTATAATGAAGAAGGTTCTTTTCGACCATTTGGAGTAGGATATCGCCATAAAACGGTTATACCGATATGGTTGTTTTCAATATTCATTGCAATACTATCATATATGAGTGTTCTATACTATTTGGCGTATTTGTAATCAGATTTTTGGAAGTGAGTGGGTGGGTGGGGGATATTCCGATATGGTTGTTTTTTATATCAATCGCAATATTATCATATATGCGTGTTTCTACTATTTAGCGTAGATGTAACCATATTTTCATACAAATAACTTATATAGATATTTGTATGGAAAACGCAAACTTAATAGACGGCAACGCAAAAAATTACTTATTCAATACACTCAAACAATGTCACGTAAACAGAGTCTCCACGTATTATTATGTATTAAATTTAGGAATATTTGTATTGTTTCTGGTAATCGTTGGTCTGGTTCTCTATAATTGTAATAAAAATAAAATAACAGATGAGGAAAAACGCGATATGATGGAGCGAGACCAAGATATGATATTATCTAAAATTCGATATCATCAAGACGAACGAAAGAAAATGAGAGAAACGCAAATGAGTAGTCTATCCGATTTACCGTTTACAAGTTGAGAAATTATTTAGAGATACAATGTATAGGTATTATTATGAATAATAGTAAACAAGAGCGAGAAGATATTATAAATGAAAATAATACGGCACAACAACAATTGACTGATATTTTAACAACTTACAATAAACAAACAGATATTTTAAATGTAAACGAACTGTTATATGGTGATATTGACCTCACTATTTTACGTGAACAAGGGTTCCAGTTAGTAAAGAAGGTATTCTTTCATCCTGGTAAAATAACAAACATACGCAACGTCCCCAAAGGCATTACTGTGTTAGAATGTGATAATAATAGTTTACTTTCTATACAAAATTTACCAGGTTCTCTCGAACGATTATCAATTTCTAATAATATACTTGAAACAGTCACTATCGACAATTTATCAAAGTTAACATATATTAATATCAGTCACAATAATTTATCGCAAATAGAGAACCTGCCTAGTAATATTGAAGAATTAATTTGCGAATATAACCGCATAGGTTCTCTTGATTTAACAAATCTTAATAAATTGAAGATACTAAACGTATCAAATAACATAATGACAGTAATAGAAGGTATGACGGAAAATGTAGTTGATTTCAAGATGGAACATAACCCAAGTATATCATTTCGAAATACGAATACAACCAAGATAGCAGATAAAATAGTAGGTTATTCTGATAACCAAACTGACAATACTGAATATAATGATGCCCTTAAAAAATATTTTTTATTAAAACAAAATTATGAAACGAAAGAGCTAGAAATGAAACGCAAAGTATTTAAAGAAGATGAAAATAAGCGTATATCCAAACAAAAAATTGCGAAAATAAAGACAAAATGTATAAAGTGCAAACGACCGGTTGGAACATTATTTGGAAAGAAAGATAAAGTATACTCGGCTATATGCGGCGACAGTTCTAGTCCGTGTGAATTAGATATCCAACTATTTTCAGGTCAGCTTCATCAATTCATCGATCTATATAAAATGGTAAATGATGAATTCAACGAATCCAAAGATAATATTATTATCGAAAAACTAAATACTCTCTTTAATTATTCAAATGAAGAAGATTCAGTCAAACGATTCGCAGAACAATTGAAATTATTTAATGATTTTTCACAGCAACAAAAAGACTTTATCGATAAATACAAAGATATATATGAAAATGACGAACGTATGCTAACAATAAATAAAAACAACGATAAATTGTTTAAAATATTGGAACAGAAGAACAAATTATTGGATGAATATAAACAGACAAACAATAAAGAATTTTTAAAATCCGCTATAGATTTGCATATTAATAGTATTAGGCCGATTGTGGGTTCTCTTCGTCTGAATAAACATCATATAATGGAAATGTTGATTGAGGAAAAATATGATGAGGATGGTATGATAATGAAAGTAGAGAATTCTGTAAAAATAAAATCATTGTTTCAGTCTCCCGTTTCATTAAGTGAGATTAGTTTCCCGTCGGGAGAACAACCACGTGTAATAAAGTTTGTTGTATAAGTAAAAATATGATGTTATATCACGCCATATTTTTATAGACCACATTTATTGTAATTACTCACACCATCCCAAACAATACTATTTGTATTTGCCCAGTTTTTTAAATCACATATAATACTATCTTCACCGTAAGGTATCACTTCGGTAACTTCATTCGTACCAGAAACGGTAGGAGACCTCCCTTCATTTTTACCATTCGAGTTCCAATGTCTATCCGCCCAAGAAGCAACTTCTTGAACCGAACAATCACTACTTCCGTGTGCGGTTTCAACCGCGTTTTTCAAATCTGGATATCTATTAATATAGCTCTGACAATCATAACTGGCTGTGCCCCGATTCGGTTTTCCATCATCAGGCACTTTACATTTTGTTTCACCTGTTGTAGCATCAGTGTCTAACGTCCAATAATCCGGACAGGTATTTGCGATGGATGGATATGCCAGATCCGACTTGGAGTAATATTTCATTAAAATACCAATATAGGTTAAAAATAATATCAAAGAAATAGTCGCAACTGTTAAAACTATGAAATAGAAACGGTCCATATTATAATATTACCGGATATATTTTCGTGTGAGTATTTAGTGTTTGTTGTGTTTGTTGTGTTTGTTTTGAAACTATTTTCTAATAAGAGAATATACCATTATTCTAAAATATGTCTTACAGTGATTTTAACCAAAGTCAGCCAAAACCCATAATTCAAAATGTAGAAAGATATAATGGTCGTGTTAATATAGTAGACCCGTCACCGAATGTTGTCTTTAAGATGCAAGAAAAAATGGAACTACGTGAGAAAACAACGAATTATCGCGAAGCACTTACAGGAACGATGGAAAATACTGTGTTATCAAACGCATATTTTTCAAAAGAAAATATACAAATGATACACAATGGATTACGCGCAGGAGTATATACAGCATCAGATAATCAGTATATTGTTCCACCTCAAAACATAGATATAATCAAAAGTGTAATGAGAACCATTTTTTTACAATACGCAGAACATAAACCAGACAAAATTAGAGAACAAATAGAAGCACTCAATAAATTAGTATTGGACCATTTAGTTCCCGCATTGTATAACGAAACGATAGGTTATGTCAAATATTGTCGCGACCAGAGTACTTTGGCTATGCCTTTGGAACATCCTAAACAAACCGACCGCGATTATAAAGAATTGGCGTTCAATCAATTTATGTAATTCAACGCATATGATAACTGGTATCTATCATATGTTTTGTATCTATCAAACACGAATTTAGTACGGTTACATATTTGTTATAGATTTTTTTATATTCAGAATAGACATTATATAATGAAACACTGTCGCCTACATTTTTTTTTTTATTATGTAGTCTTCCTAAGATAATTTGGTATAACAATACAACATTATCATGTTCTTTGTTTTTGTTGGTTTCTTTCTTCCAATAATAAGTATGATTTTTTATTTCAACACATCGCATAGTATTATTCAAAAATATTATGAGTTCATCTTCTGGGAAATATCGCTGATAGATATATATTACGTTCATTGGGGTTTGTTCGAATCCATTTATTTCATTAAGATAACCGTGTGATATGCTTACAAGAAATAGGTTTATTTTTTTTTCAATATTAATATTAGAAATAATCCCACGTGTCAAACTCGGTGATTTTACTGGTTGCTGTTGAACGTCCATTCGAATTCAATATAGTGTGTGTGTTTTGTAGGTTTTAGTTTGATAAATATCATTACGCAATAAAGTATTCAATTTTACTTTTCGGTCAGTGCAATCGTAGAAATTTATTTGTAAATATTATTACGTATTTTTCACTTATAATATTCAATTACTTTTCACACACCTGAACTTATTTACTATTCCTTCTTGTTTTTTGATTCTTCTTCCTAGTTTTTTTACGCTTAGTTGAAATTTTTTTATTACGGCGTCTAATATGTCTCTTAGTCTGTTTATATTTCATTATTTTCTTATGTTTTTTAGATTTTTTACGACGATTTCCACCTAAAATATTAAATACGCCTTGACTATCGTTAGGAATTCTATCATATTTTGATTTTTTATCTTCGCCGATATAATTTAAATAGTCAGAGTTCATGTAGAACATACCATAACGTGTCAGCACATTATCTATAGCATATTTTAGTAACTCATCAAATTTATCTTCTTTATTCATATGTTCGCATACAACAACTTCCTTCTTATTCATATCAGTAATTAATTGTTTTATATCACCATAATTAGAATATTTCGATATACTTGATTTATCATTTATATCAATGACAGATATATAATCATCTTTTAATACGTAATCCTTTATCTGTTGCAACTGAAAATACATATAATCATTTTCATTATATAATACTTGTTCCAAATCTGTTAATAAAAATGGAAGTTTATTTTCAGTTTTAAACGTAGTTACCAAGTAATTAAATAACAAATATAATGATTTATGTGTGGGTACTAGTACATGACGATTATCGTCTTTAACCGTCCATTCGTCATAAGCTATTGCGGTTTCTTCGTCATCAATACATACATGAATTACATAATTATTAAACATCCACAAATAAGCAAATAATGTAAATTTATTACTCAATTCTACATTTATCTCCTGACCTGGTTTTTCTGGTGTTTTTACATAGTTAAACGCTACTGCGTAATAATTATTGTACTTGGTTAATAAAGGATATTTACTTAGAACTGTTTTATTACCATCTGATGTTTTTATGTCATCATATTCTGGACCTAACGGACCAGTTAATTGACTACTACTTGATAATCCACCGGATTGTTCTGATATATTTAAATCACTCATAATATCTTCTATGATTTCTACTGTTTGTTGCTTATAAATTTCTGATGATAATACATTAGTTGAAAAAATGGTTTCAATACGTGACTTTCCAAATGCGTCATAAGTTTCAGTACGAGCTACCGTCCTTCCATTGGATTCTATGTATAAGACTCTACCATTGTCTTCATGCGTACCCATGTAATTATTATATTTATATATTAATCTGGCATTGCCAGATTGTAAGTCTATTATATGTATATTATTATGATCGAGTCCAATTAAACGATTCATAACCGTGTATGAGTCTCTATTGTTTATACTATTTCTTAGAAAATTAGTCCTTTCAGGGTTACCAATTCCATTTACTGTATTACTACATGTAATGTATTGTTGAGCTACTATTGCCTCAAATAATTCTTTAATCTTACCACTAGCTCGTGAATGGATAAATGGCGTCAAAGCTAAAATGTAATTAGGAGTATTTAATATATATTCACTTTCATCATCATCGAAAATCGTACTATAGGTGAGATTAAATGGTGATCCACCCGTTTGTAGTGTATGTTGAATAAGAGAATTATTTGATACATTGTTCGGTTCTATGATACTTTTTAAAGATGGTTTATTTGTTATTTTTTGGTTAGAATTAATACTAGCTCCACCACCCAACGACGAACCGGTGTGTGGAGGCTTAGGTATATAAAATCTCATTGACTCCTGTTTATGATGTTCGAATATTACAGGAATATTTAACATCAATGCAACAGCATATAACATTCTGTCAATTGTTACTAATACTAGTCTGTTTATAGTCACAGTGGATTCATTATTGTTAGTAACTTGAATTTCGACGGTATCATTATTTACTAATTTACATATACTTGCTTGATTACCATCACCAGTTCGCTTTTGCGTAAATTTATTATTATTACCGTTAAAATTTGGACAACCTGCTGCAGGAGTAGAAGTATTCTTATCTGAAGTAACGTAACCAGAATATGGATATGTTTCTACCTGCGGCAACTTATACATAGTTGTTCCGATTTGTTCACATTGATTTTGTTGATTTCCATTAATTTCTCTGCTTAATACATTAATACTATTTATATGCTTTGCAGCAGCATTACCTATTACTTGAAATGCGTCCCCATTATTAATTTTTACATCTATTTTATATTTTTTATTAGCGGACAATTCAGCTTGATCAATCGGACCAAGTGAAACCGGTATATTACCTACAAATACACCTCCTTGTTGTATCGTATTACTATAATTATAAAATCCATTAGAATCACTATTATTACGACCGGTTTCATAATATACATTCTTATCAGTGTCATGTGTTTTTAATTTTGGAGCAGCATCATATACAGATTCTCTTAATATCGGTACCATAAATTGATCCTTGAAAGTACCGTGTTTATAAATTTTTTTTTGGGTATCTACGAGTAAGGGAACGAGCACATTACCATTACCATTACCAATAATATTACTATAAATATCTGACAATTTGTCATGAACTGCGTCATAATAGTCGGTATCAGTTATAAAACCACCCCCATTAACATCAGTTCTACGTATAATTGATCCAGATGCATTATCTTTTATATAATTCTCAGCATATAACATAAACGAATTCTCTAAGTCTTTTGCTTGTAAAGCACTACTATAAGATTGAGCAGGTGTTTTTAAACTACCATATTTCTTAGATAAGGCATCGCTACCTATATCGAATACTAACTTAGACAAGGCTGAAAACGCCATTCTTTGATTTTTATATAGGGTTGCTTCTGTATTACTTCTACTAGAAGAAGATAATGTATCATAACAAATATGGTATTTTCCAAAATCGTGAGAAGTATCAAACAATGCCATTACTTTAAGTATCTGTTCAGGATCGTATCTATCACGATTCTCAGGATATACAATATTCAATATATTATCTATTTTTTCTATTGTAGCCATTTAAGATATATATATATATATATATATATAACTAAATAACAAATAAGCTGTAATGAATAAAAAGATATATTGATGCGAAACAAAAGCTATCATTTTTAATTCGCAAATATAAAATTCTCCTTTTCTATAACAGTTATTAAGTTACTTTTATTGATTGGACCATTTACAATTTTGATTTTTTTCATACTGCTTGTACTCTATCATATTATCTAAAGCAAATAACGGATCAATCGTATATAGGTCAATAAGGACGGATGTATATGTCGTATTCTTATCTAACCAGTCATAAAATCCATCCGTTCCACCTTTTTAAATCTTCAAAGGTGTATCAAGTTATTATAGTGTGTTTTGTATGTTTTAGTTTGGTAAATATCATTACGAAATAAAGTATTCTATTTTACTTTTCGGTCAGTGCAATCGTAGAACTTTATTTATACTTTATCATAAAAACATAATAAACACGTTAATGATATATTATAATATAAAATGGAGGATAAAAAGGAAATTCCCAATAATTTTTTTACAGTAATTGCTGATTTTGCTTCAGATTTATCTCAAACATATCCCGAACATTGTAATTTATGGAGTAACTTGGAAAAAGACGCAGATGAAACCGTAGTAAGAACCGTGTTCGAACATTGTGTGAAAGTATATCCCGAGCGTTTTTTTGATATTCTCTATCAAAATGAAGATATTTTCAAAGAAGATAGTGAGATAAATGTAGAATTTTTGCCAAATACCGATTTCAAACTATTATACACAACCAGTGATGTAAGTGAAAATACCCAAAAAACGATTTGGAAGTATCTGCAACTTATTCTATTCACAGTTGTAGGTGATATTAAAGATAAAACTACATTTGGTGAATGTATGAATATATTTGAAGGAATAGACGAAACGGAGTTACAATCAAAATTAACGGAAACAATGAGTGGTATAACTGATTTTTTTAAAAATATAGATACAAATAATAATAGTGACGACGAAAACCCTCGCGAAGAATTTAAAAATATGGAAAATATGCCGAATATGGAAAATATGCATGAGCATTTACAGGGGTTATTTCACGGAAAAATCGGTTCTCTAGCACAGGAAATGGCAGAGGAAATATCTGGAGATTTTGGAGATATGTTCCAAGGAGATATGGACGAAAACGCAAATCCACAAGATATAATTAAGAAGTTAATGAGCAATCCAAAGCGTATAATGGATTTAATGAAGAAGGTAAGTGGAAAACTAGATAAAAAAATGAAAGATGGTGATATTTCACGTGACGAAATTATGAAGGAAGCAGGTGAGTTGATGGGTAAAATGAAAGATATGGGCGGGGGGGGTCTGGATGAAATGATGAAAAATATGGCAGGTGGTGCGGCTGGCGCTGGAGGTCTTGATGAAATGATGAAAAATATGGCAGGTGGTGGCGGATTGGATGAAATAATGAAAAACCTGGGTGGTGGAAACATGGGCGGCATGATGAAGAAACTAGCACGTTCTATGGCAGCGGGTGGTGGCGGTGGTGGTATGGATGAAATGATGCAAAATTTAGGAGGTGAAGGAATGGGTGATATGTTGAAACAAATGGCAGGATCGTTGGGGAAAAATATGAAGTTGGATACAAATTCGATTGATCGCATGACGAAACAATCCGAATTGAAAGAACAAGTGAAACAACGCGGACAACTGAAAAAAGAACAAGTGTTACAGCAACAATTGGTAGAGGAAAGGGCTATTCGAGCGCGTTTAGAAAAACAACAACAGTATATGCACGCAATTGAAGAAACCGGTGGAAAATGCGTATTTCGTATGCCTGAATTAGGTAAACAAGAACAGTCTACTTTTATTCATCCCGATTTATTAAAAGAAATGGAGGAAGAAGACAAACACAAATTAGAAAAAAAGAAAAGCGATGGAAAAAAGAAGAAAAAGAAGAAGAATAAAAAGTAAATCAATCGAGTTCATTATCTGTCTATAATTTATAAATGAATTTTTTTAAATACATTGACTTAAAAGTTTTTCTTATTAGTTTAGCATTTGGCATATTTGCAGTATATATTACCATGCCTGATACCAAAAAAATATATGTATATCCAACACCTGAAAATGTAGATTTATTACAATACCGTGATAATGCGGATAACTGTTTCTCGTATAACCAAGTAGAAGTCGAATGTCCTAGTGATGAAAGTGAAATAACGACAATAAAACCACAGACAAAGTAGAAATATTTTGATATTTTTAGTATCAGTTTAATGTATATTATATGAATTTACAAAGATTATTACATACGAAAACCGGTCAATCTCTTATTTCTATTCTTTTAGGAATCGGATTAGCCTCTTTATTTAGAAAAGTATGTTCTGGCAAAAAATGTATCGATTTTGGTGGGCCTGTAATAAGTGAAATCGAAAATAAAATATTCAAACATAATAATAAATGTTACAAGTATGAAACAAAGTCAGAAAAATGTGATAATAATAAGAAAATATTAGACATGTCCGAACAAGAAAAAATTATTTTATAAATTATGCGTCAAACTATACACTATACTATATAATAGTAGTGTATAGTTTATGGAAAATACCACCACCAGCATTGCGAATTTACCAATACAACCGAGTAATGATGTGGCATTTTCACAAAATACTCGCGGAGATAGTGGAGGTGCGAATAACAATAAACAAAATGTAGAGCAAGCTACTAATTATACCCCCATGAATACACATCCAAATCCTTATGGTAATAATCAACAGGAACCGCCCATCAGTTTACCAACATCTGTCACACAACACGGATTGAATGAAGACCAACGAAATGAATTAAATAATATTCCGTTACAGAGGTTACCTTCGAGGGATATTGCACAAGATACAACTGTTTATTCGCAAGATGAACGAATACAACCCAATCACATACCAAAACAAAATGTAAACGATTATGTCCGTGAATATGAAGATATGAATGAACGAAATGTGCGTGAATATGAAGATAAGAAACGACAACAACGAGGGGTGGATCTTATATTTTCAAATATGCAGACACCAGTATTAATTGCATTTTTATTTTTTATTTTCCAAATGCCCCTGGTGAATACACTTATTTTTAAACGGTTCTCTTTTTTAACGATATACAATGATGATGGAAACTTTAACTTTTATGGTTTATTACTAAAAAGTATAATCTTTGGTTCGATATATTATAGTTTGATGTCATTTACAAATTTTGTAAGCGAACTTTAGTCTGAACCGCGCAATTTATTGAATAATTTTGCAATCGGGTTTTTCTTTTTAGTAGAACGTTTTGATTTACTCATATCACTTTCCTTTGCGGTTTTCGATTTGATTCGTGATACACGTTTTTTTTCCTTTTCCTTTTCTTTTATAAGGAGTTTATTTTGTTGTTTTTCAAAAATAGATTGTGGGACATAACGCAAAAACCACATTTCATATTCTTTTGAGTCGCGATTATTTTTTAATTCTTTAAACTTATCACTTTTTTCAGACCGCATATCTTCTAAGGTTGTCTGTTTTCCATAACAATTCATAGAAAATCGTTTTAATAAACCGCGTTGATTTAATCTGGTTTTTTGTTCCAAATCAAATAAATATTTTGCCATACATAATACACGTTCTTTATGAAAGATACTATCTAAATAAATGAAACTAAGATAAAAACTTAATATCGTATCTATGGTTGCTACATTTACTTTATTATTACCGATTTGAAGAATATTATAGTTATGGCACGCAATGGGTGAATATAACATTGCGATCGTTTCTTCGCCAACAAGCACTTCTATACTTTCGGGTATAATTTCACCAATCGCTTTATTCGCAACTGTTTTCACGTTTTTAAAACCTTCGCGTGTCAATTGTTCTTTTAGAATAATCGCAGTTCTATTTATATCTTCTGTAATAACATCAAAATCAGGTATTTTTTTCAGTTCTTGTTTTTCGAGCTTTGATGTGTATTTTGAATATAAACTAGAAGCATACCCACCAAAGAAAACAACACCTTGCGCTATTAAGGTATCGCGCGCGATTGTATATAACTGTTCTGATTGTTCTTTGTTAGAATCCAAATCGCGTTGTAAATCGATTTGATGACAGTTACCACTATTCATAGGATAATGGGTATTCAATAAAGTTAATCGTTTAAATACTTTCTCCCATCTTGAAATATCGCCATTAGGTCGCGATAATTCTAAATACATACCCATTCGTAGATAATCCGGCGGCGCATATCGTATTCCGGCTATCATAATAGAATCTTTGTAAATAGATTTATATAATGGGTCGACCAGTTGCGTAATATCGGCAATGGGTATAAAATTCACAAAAACTTTAAATGTTCCCATATGAACTCCCGCTTTTGCTTCTACATCAGTGTATCCTTCCTTATAATAAATATCTGCAAGTTCTTTCGCATTTTCTAGTGCGTTTGGTGAAAAAAAATCATAATCCGGAAGGTCTACTGATTTATCATAAAATTGTGCGTTTTTAGGTAAGATATTATTAATTGCGGTTCCACCATAACAAACTAATTTTTTGGTTACAATAAATGTTTCCACGATTTCTAATATTTTTTTGACATCATCATTTTGAACTATACGACGACCCTGTTCTTCTTCTATTGTATCGACCGATTGACGCAATACTGCTAATTCGCATTCTTGAAATGTCATTCTGTTATCACACAACGAATTATTATATTTATTGTTCCGTTTTTTTGTCCTCTGTCTTTTCTCTTTCATAATATATATTACATTGATACATTTTATGTAATATATTCTCGATAATTTACTCAAATTGTTGTTTATATAAATAATCAATTGCAAGCGACAATGGTATTATACCACATTTATTTTTGTTAAAGAATTCTTCATAATTAGTTAATCCTGCGTCATTGATATAATATCGTTGTGTTATAATTTGACACCCATAATTATTTACCAATTCATACATATCAGGGTTTTCAGTGTTGTCATTAATTAAATCTGGAATCACCATCTGTATTTTTTCGATATCCGTACATAAGTTGCAATCGTCTTTAACTCGTATAGTTTTCTTAGGGCGGTTCATTACATTTGTATATGTGTTTAAGTGACAAATATCCGACCCGGATTCTAAATTCACCATTTTTGTTAAATCTTTACAATCTTGGTCTGTCTTATTTTTACAAACGCTATCTTCCGCGTAATTGCGATTGATTGTTTTATCTACTACTAAAACTACTTTACCCATTACTTCCGATAATGTAGTATCTTTTGTTATTTTACCATTAAATAAACGTGATTTCAATGTTCTACTTATATCAATCGCAATACGATTATATATCGATGCATCATTTGATTTAATGCGTAGGTTTACAAAAATAGGGTCTTCATAATTCGGTGAAGGTTTAGCAAAGGATTTGGTAATCACCACATTCAATATATCATACAACGTTTCTGTATTGTTTGTATTAAATAATTCTAGGTTTGGGTCAGTCGTATAAGTAACAATCGGTATCCCTTCTTCCATCAATACTTCGAAATCTAAAAAACGGCATCCTCGTTCTAATAAGTTGCTTACCATATCTTTGTTTACATATTCACCAGTAATCGCACTATTGTATGAACTTTTAATAACATATTCTTTTAGTGGTTGTTTTATATAATCTTTACCAACTGAAACTATATTTATTCCCTCGTTTTGTTTATATTTTTCATACTCGCTCTCTTTTGTATTACCAAACGTTTCAATGTTTGTGCATTCTTCACATTCCGTTTTATTTTGTTCAACATTCATATTTTTTATTAAATTGTTTAAATATGATTTACGATAACGAAATCTCATAAACAGATAAATAAATATAATTATAATTAGAGCAACAAGTGCTATATGATATTTTTTCATGTTCTTCTATAACTTTTCATTATATTATATTTATCAATAACAAATATAGTAATTAATATATATACTATTTAAATATGGCAGGTGGACTACTAAATATTATCGCAATAGGAAATAATAATATATTTTTAACCGGAAACCCAACTAAAACATTCTTTAAAGTAACTTATAGTAAATATAGTAATTTTGGTCTTCAGAAGTTTCGAATTGATTATGATGGGTCGCGTGATTTACGGTTAACTGAACCATCCAAATTTTCTTTCAAAATTCCTCGATATGCCGAACTATTAATGGACACGTATGTAGTAGTTACTATACCTGATATATGGAGTCCAATACATCATCCTACCGATAATACAATTGAAGGAACTAATAATCGTTGGGCGCCATATGATTTTAAATGGATAGAAAATATAGGCGCGAATATGATAAAAGAAATAGAAATCACCTGTGGTTCGGTAACGTTACAAAAATATACGGGTGAATATATTTCTATGATGGTTGAACGCGACTTTACAAGTGAAAAAAAGGATTTGTTTAATCAAATGTCTGGAAATACAGAAGAATTATATGACCCTGCAAATACACACGGACGATTAAATATGTATCCATCCGCATTATATCACGAAAACGGTGCCGAACCTTCTATTCGTGGTCGCAATATTTACATACCCATTAATTCGTGGTTTACATTAAATAGCGGTTGCGCGTTTCCATTGGTTGCATTACAATATAACGAGCTCGTTATTAATGTTACATTCCGTCCAATTCAAGAGTTATTCCAAGTCAGAGATGTATTTGATAGTGAAAATAATCGTCCTTATATTCAACCAGATTTTAACGAATCGCGTTTTCAAATGTATCGGTTCTTACAAACACCACCCAATTTCATCATTTCTGCTGAAAATTACGAAACCAAAATATCTACTTGGAATGCCGATATACATTTAATATCAACCTACTGTTTTTTATCAAAAGACGAAGCCAGTGTATTCGCAGCACAAGACCACGTATATTTAATAAAAGACGTCATAAAATACGATTTTGAGAACATAACTGGTTCAAAGAGATTGGAGATAAAATCTACCGGTATGGTTTCAAATTGGATGTGGAGATTACAGCGAAATGATGTGAATTTAAGAAATGAATGGTCTAATTATACAAACTGGCCTTATAAGTTTCTTCCTGTAAGAGGTAGTATTTATACAAATACCGATAATAATGGCACTTTTCCAAATATTGACCCAAATGACCTACGTAATACTGGTATTTCGTTTAGTCAAGCGTTTACAGTTGATAATCGCAAAGAAATAATGGAAACAATGGGTATTGTATTGGATGGTGAATATAGAGAAAATACATTAACACGTGGAGTATATGATTATATTGAAAAATATACGCGAACACCTGGAAACGCAAAGGATGGAATATATTGTTATAATTTTTGTTTAAATACCAGTCCATTTGAATATCAACCTTCTGGCGCAATTAATTTAAACAAATTTCGTTCCATCGAACTTGAAATTAGCACATATGTACCACCGATTGATTTGACGAATTCAAATATAGATACAGTTTGTGATGACAATGGAAATATTGTAGGTGTTCGTAAATTGAACTGGCGTTTATTTGAATATAATTTTAATTTGACGCTATATGAAGAACGATATAATGTATTGTCTTTTATAAATGGAAATTGTGGTCTAATGTATGCAAAATAATGTGTGTAAATTTGTCACTTTTTATCGCAATGTATAATATACCTCATTTATATTATATACTCATGAAACAAAATGATACTACACCCACATTTAGTAATTCAAAAAATATAAATTTTCAAAAAGAAAACATGATACATAAGATTAAAAATATAAAGAAAAGGAAAGGTGGAATCAAACAATATCACGATATAGAACCATTGGATAATATACATCATACGAATAATGACGTGAACGACCACATTGATAACACGAAAACTACCAAGAAGACAATTGTCGAGGGACTAACATTGAATCCTATATATATTCCAGAGGAAGACGACTGGACGGGACAAGATGATATATATGAAGGGAATAGAAAAAAATATTCAAAAGAGAGAAGCACTTCTGAATGGATACAATTTATTTATGACGAATTAAATAAATATACACAGACTGTGATATCTATGGTATTATCTATGATTGCTGGAAAAGAGATTGATAAAGATGATTCAGATGTAATGATCGTAAAAGATATACTTACACGATTATTAGCAATTAGTATTGCGAGTTTATCAGTCATCAATTGGATGTTTGTATTATTCTATAAAAATGAAAATGATGAACGATTATATAAGGATTCGAAATACCAAGGTACATTCAAAGATGTTTCGCATGAACGCGTTACCGAATTATCAAAAGATAGTAAGTTTTATCGTATTCTTTTGTGGATGTTTGGTAAATCAACAAATGTGATTGATCGTTTTCAAACAAATGTAATTATTGAACTACCAGATAAACCTTTTGTAAAAAATAATACTACTCTTCCGGCAATGTTTATTGTTTTATTCGTCATTTTAAATGCGTGTTGTTATAATTTTGTTGGTTTTTTGAAAGATACCCTTATTAATTTCGCAACCTTTAATGTCACGGCGGATTATCTGTATCTTGGTATTCTAGTTAGTGTAATGGGTCTTTTGGTACTATCTGCTATGGACGAAGAAAACTTTGAATTGATTAAGTTTTTTCTAACGCAAGCGCACCCAGTTTATATTTACATACCGTTATTTTTGATTGGTCTGATTTTATATATTGTTTATATGTTTGTATTTATTGGACCGGTTATGTATTTGGGTATAGTTGGTTATATTATGCTTCATACAATGGTTGCGAAGTATTTATACGCTGCCCCATTAACAAATGACGAATATAAGGAAGAAATATATGAATTTATTGAAAAAAATAAACCCAAATTAAGCGACGACTCGAATTGTCATCCGTTTGGACTTATGGATTATATTAATATGATTATTGAATTCATATATCGTCATTTGTATTCTATTACGTTTATAATAACCATGGTAACCGCTATAATCAATGTCAATATGAATATTAAAGTCGAATCTGTGAAACTTACATTATTTGTTTTATTTGGTATGAGTATAATAATTACGTCTTTATTGAATGTGAATAAACTGGGGTTGTTTATGGATTATATAATGAAACCGAATGGTTATAAGTTTGAAACAAAAGATAGCACATTGGATTCTATTAGTAATGGACTAATGAAGCTTGTCATCGTATTATTTATTATTTTTATTGGATTACATTTTACTGGATTTGACAAGAAATTTCTTTCTATACCCGCTCCCCCCAGTAAAGATGTTGTGAATTAAACAAATTCCACACTATACTATAATTGCAAGTATACGTAAAAATAGGAATAATAATATGTATATAAAAACTATATTATTGTAGATACTAATGGGAAAGAAAACAAAGAAGGTTTATCCACTTGTTAGTGTATGCACCCCTACGTTTAACAGGCGTCCGTTTATAGAAAATATGTTTAATTGCTTTCGTAATCAGGATTATCCAAAAGATAGAATAGAATGGATTATCGTTGATGATGGGACAGATAAGATAAAAGATTTAGTAGAAGCTTCGAATATTCAACAGATACGTTATTTTGATATAGATGAAAAGATGACTCTTGGTGCCAAACGCAATTTTGTTCATGACCAGGCACGAGGTTCTATTTTTGTTTATATGGACGACGACGACTATTACCCACCCGAACGAATTTCACACGCAGTAGATGTATTACAATCCAACCCCGACGCACTATGTGCTGGCTCAAGTGAGATTTATATATTTTTTAAAGGAATGGATAAAATGATACAATGTGGACCATATGGACCGAATCACGCTACGGCGGGAACTTTTGCTTTCAAAAAAGAGTTATTATCACAAACCAGATACGAAGAACACGCCGCGTTAGCAGAAGAACGCGCTTTTTTGAAGGATTATACCATTCCTTTCGTTCAACTTGACCCATTAAAAACAATACTTGTTTTCTCACACGAACATAATACTTTTGACAAGCGTAAAATGTTTGAACAAAACCAAGACCCACGTGTATTCAAAGAATCAGGCAAGGTGGTGAATTCATTCATTCGTAGAAAAGCAGAAAAAAATATTAAGAAATTCTTTTTAGATGATATTGATAATTTATTGATGCATTATGAACCAGGAAGACCAAATATGAAACCCGATGCGCTAAAACAAATCAAGGAAATCGAAGAAAAACGAGAAGTTATGATAAAAAACGCACAAGAACAACAAAAACAAAACGCACCTATTGTATTAAATCGTCCGGGACAAGAACCGATCACTTTAAATAGTCAACAAATCATCGAAGTTATACAGAATCAACGAAAACGAATCGAAGAATTAAACGAACAAGTTTCAAAACTAGAACGATTTAATCAATTATTACAAACAAAAATTATTGAATCGCGAAAAGAACAACCAGTTCAAACCACTATTGCGACAAATGAAGATAATGTAAAAATATATCAAACAGAAATAAAATCTCGCCCAGAACTCATTGTAAATATACACGAATAAATCGGTAATATCTATACAAATTATATTGTAGTTTCATACAATATAATCAATCACAAGTCATTTTTATTCTGTATCACTTTCAAACTCATTTAAGATGATAGTTTCTTTTTTTACATTCTTATCCAAATATCTATAAATTCGTTTGATATCTAACTTTGTTAGTAGCGTATCATTAAATATGTTTGTGAATTCTAATAACTTCTCTATTGGGCGGTCTTTGTAATATATTCTTAATTCTTGAAAACATTGCATCAGGTCCTTTTTATCTAATTCTAATTCTTGACATAAATTTGTAATAAACATCAGATTATTATATTCAGTTGAATATTTTGTCAATATTTTAGTAAAACGGACCTCTTCTGGCTGAAACTTATTTTGATTTTCTGGAAATTCATTATGATATATTTTATTATTATAAAATGTTTTTATTAATGATGTCATCTCATTAAACTGCCATATTTGATTTTGAAACGTAATTCTATCAGTATAGTCCGCAAAACAGATATTATTTAAAATTTTTATATACAATGGGATTACTTTTTTTGATGGGAACTTTGAAAACATATCTATAATATTTTCGTGCCATAATAACGCAACGATAGTTCTTTCGGTTTCATTCATAATTGTATTGTGTTCTTCTAATGGATAATAGTTATTTATTATGTTTTTTGTAATATTTTTGGTGTCATCATTGTACGTTTTCTTTTGTAAAATAGTTTTGAACTTCCCATTTGTTATAAAGTGTTTATCCTTTGTATATAGATTGTGGATAAATTCCAGTTTCCGCATATCATTCTGTATATAGTCTATCACTATATCATCACGTGTATGAAATTCTAATGAATTGTCTGGAATAATACGCGATAATATTGTTTTTATTTGTATATTTGTTGGACGATGTAATTCAAATGTATAACACACTTTCATTAGTTCTCTTATTTTCTTGTCCATGTGGTAATTACCAATACATATTATCGGATTGATAGTAGTATTTTCCTGTAACTGTTTCTTTGTTTTTTTTTGACGTATTAGTTTAATTAATGCGGTTATGCCACCTCGGTCTCCATTATTCATGCCATCGATTTCATCCATAATTATTGCAAGTCGCCTTTCCTTTCGTTTTATCATATTCAGCACATTGCGATTTGAAACACTATTACTGTTCATTGTTTCAATCAAATTTTTGTTTCTTACATCTCCAGCATCGTATTTTATGATATCATAGTCTAATTTTTCGAGTAAATCCACTACAAATTTAGATTTTCCACAACCGGGAGGACCATATATATAAATTCCCTTTTTGTCTTTGATATTGTTGTTATTGTTCTTCAAATAATCCAATATATCTTTTATTTCATTAAATGTCCCTTCACGACCAAGTATGTCGTTCAAATCTATTTCTTTTAATAATTTATTCATTACTATTTTCGTTGTGATACAATAATGAATACATACAATTTTATATACTTTTACACCTGTATTTACTTATTACGAAAATGAACTAAAATCGGTTGTGATTGGCATATAATTGCTGGCACGATTGGATGGCAATTTGCCAAAATAGGAGTAATTATCTGTTTTTACTTGTCCGGATACATGATTTGTTCCTAAGTAAGGTGCGGTTGTTCTTTGCGTTGTTGGTTGCTGATAATTAGATTGTTGTGTTTGTTGATTATTGGTTTGTTGATTATTTGGTTGTTGGGTTTGTTGAACTTGGGTAGGATTATAATTAAATAATGGAGATAAACCACCCGCGATATCTGATACAATATCTATTGTCCCCCCAGCAGCATCTCTTACCAGTCCACCAGCACCCCCTGCGGCATCTCTTACCAGTCCACCAGCACCCCCTGCGGCATCTCTTACTAGTCCACCCGTTTCACCTGCCACGTCACGAACTAATCCACCTGTTTCACCAACCAGTTCTTTTGCTACTCCTCCAGTTTCTGAAATCAGATTGCTGGCTACATCACCCGTTCCTTTAACCAATCCTGTCGCCACATCACCTGTCCCTTGAACCAATCCTGACGCAATTGTTTGCCCGGTTCCGTTTGTAGTAGAACCAGTAGTGGTTGAAGAATCATTCTCACCGCAGTTAGAGCATTTTACAGTGGTTGGGTATTCGGGAAATGCAGGACATACCGGTGGCACGATTTGTGTTTTTAATATGTAATCTTCTGATGTGTTATTTTCCGTTTCGGGTGTTGACGCTGCAGTTGTGGTTGTTGGTGTTTCAACAACCGTTGTAGAAGGAAGTACTTTTACCGCTTCGGTTGTATTGTAACGAACGACATTTAATAACTTGAACTTGACTTCACTTGAACTATATCCAAATATACAAACAATCGTATTCACTCCATTAGGCATATATACAACATAATTAGCACTGGTATCACCAGAATTGGATTGTGTTAGATACCAAGGGTTAAATGTAATATTATTTACTGTCATCGCATCAGTAATATCACTTGCGTTTTTAGAAATCTTGTTACGGTCATATATATTAACTGTTGTATCTGTTGTATTCAAAACTAAATTTGATGTTTTAATATCATATTTGATTTTATCATTTAATTGATATACAGAGCGATTGTTGTAATCGGTTTCAGATACGATTTGGTTCAAGTTACTTGTATCGACATTTTGTATAATAGATTTAGTTATATCTAATGGATGTATCCCATTAGAACCCATTACTTTCGTATCGTCTGAACCAAAATAAAAGGTATTATGAATATTCCACGTTACGGGAGATTCGGATGTTCTCTCAAGAACGATTATATATGTATTTGTATTCCAAGGAATGTACATGACAACTTTTTTTGTCGTATTTTCACACTGGCTTGTGTAGACCCACGAATTCATACTTGGTAATATAGATGATATTAAACTCTCTTCTGTATCAATAGAATCACCTGCTACCAGACCACTTGTGTCGTATGTAACCGTAGAGTTTGATACAGTAGGATTATTTACACGTTTTGAAATGATTATACCCGTAATTGAAGTTCCATTTGAATCCATACCTACAAACGTATCGGATACAGTGACATCAGTCGGGGGCTCGGCAACGGGCTCGGCAACAGGCTCGGCAACGGGCTCGGCAACAGGCTCGGCAACAGGCTCGGCAACAGGCTCGGCAACAGGCTCGGCAACAGGGACAGTAGCAGTCTCTTCATATGCTTCTCCATTCACTTCAATCAAATTGCCATTCTTGTTATCAAAATATAAGTTATCGTATAATTTGTATACATTCTTCGTTTTGGAATATTGGGGTATAAAAACACTATTTAATACAGGTTCTTCCTTTTGGAAAGCAACAAAAGACTCTTTGTTACAAAAACTACCCATCATTATGAATATTACTAAAACAAATAAGATTAGTACAAATACACTGAAACGAGTTAATTTTATATTTGGTAACTTAATATTGGGTAATTTCATGTGAATAATTCGTTATATCATATACTACGAAAAAAAACTATCTTTATATTATCAAAAATTGATAATATAACAATGAAATGAATAAGACATAATAATATATAATTATGCCCACAATTAAGAACAAAACTGAAAAACCTTTATTGGAAAGATTTTATGACAATGAGAACAACAATAAATATGAATTATGTATTGATGAGGCGGGACGAGGTTGTTTGTTTGGTCGGGTTTATATAGCATGTGTAGTATTACCTAAAAATGAAGAGGATTTTTCGGGTGTGGATATCAAAGATAGTAAAAAATTCTCGTCAAAGACAAAACTAAATGAAAAGGCAGATTATATTAAAAAACACGCAATTGCTTGGCACATAACGTATATTGAATCAGACGTTATTGATAATATTAACATACTAAAATCAGTAATGAATGGTATGCACGACTGTATACAAGAAACTATGCTAAAACATCAAATAAATATACAAAATAAAACAAAAATGAGTGATTATATGGCAGTTATAGATGGAAATTATTTTACACCGTATACCCGGTTTGATACAGAAAAAGAAATGATTTGTCAATTAGAACACGCTACTGTTGAAAAGGGTGATGGTAAATATATGGGTATCGCAGCGGCAAGCATTTTGGCAAAATCTGCGAGAGACAACTATGTATTGGAATTGTGTGAGAAATATCCGGATTTGATTACTATGTATGGTCTTGATACAAATATGGGTTATGGAACAAAAAAACATCGCGAAGGAATAGACGAATTTGGTATTACAAACTATCATCGTCGTAGCTTTGGATGTTGTAAACAAGCAAAAATTGAAACCAGTATAGAGAACATATAACATTCATAAATTATACTATAATATGTCTGTTTCTACCAAATTTACTGTCTCGCACGTGTATTCTCTCTTTCGCTCAGTGTTATTTACAAACCCGAATAAAATACAACTTGGTAGATGGACTATTCAAAACAAACAAAATGAAGTTGACTTGAAAGTAATGTATTCAAATGAAGACCATTGTGGTATATGCAAGGGATATATGACAACAAAAAATATCGATTCGATTGTGAATGACCCAAAAAAAGAAGAACAACTAAACGAAGAACTAATCTTATTGATTTCATGCACACCAGACAAATAAAATTACATCATAAATAATTCTTCAATGTCGTTTTTTTTTACATTTATATATTTGGTTGTTCTGTCATTTGTGCTATATCCAACCAACAAATTATCATTTAAGAGAACAAATCCCAATGTATATTCTATTGGTTCTCTTTCGAATGTAAATAACTGAGAATAATTTTTTAATTTATATGTTTCGCGATCTAATACGACAAACATGTGGTAATAAAAACTTCTATTTTCGTAACTAACAATATGACAAATAAACCAGATTTCATTACCGATTACCACACCATTCGTAGAACCGCGGACATTTTTAAAAAAACTGGGTGTAGAAATATTGTGTGTATCTTCAAATTGTGTTTTATCATTGTCAGATACATAAGAACCAATCGTAATAGGAAACCAGTTGTATATTACTTTGAGTTCATTTTTATTATCAGTAAAGAGAACCCAATTTTTCTCAACCGGATTGATATTCGTTTTTTGTACTATATTACTGTAACCAACCGCGGTTTCTGATATATTTATTTTCCCGGTTTCAATACGAATTGTTTGGTCTGGTAATACACGATTCGCATTATATACAAGTTCATTGTTATGATATAGCAATCGTATATCTTCCATTCCAATATAATAATTGTCTAGGTTCTCATTATACCCTAATTCAAACTCTTCTTCCTTTATTAAACCGCAATCTTCTATACGAAAAACAGATGTTACATTTTTAGTAATTATATTTTCACAATTTGTATATCTACCATCAGGGTTGATAAAATAATTCACATATCGCGTGTTAACAAATAACTTTGTATTTGAATTGTTCGAGCATATAGACGGGGTAGATGAATAAAAATTATTCAAATCAATATCTACTTCACAAATATTTTTATTGAGTAAGAGAACCTGATTATTATTTTGTTTCATACTTGACAATTGTTTGGCATAATACTTGTAATTTTGCAATACATTATTCTTTATATTGTCACTTGAATATGAAGTGAGTACTTTATTACAAGAATCATATATATTATTTTTCATATTGTTAGAATAAAAACCAATGATAGAGAACTCATAATCTAATTTAAAATCATAAATATCTTTATGATAAAACAAATGGTCGGTTGATGTGTGTTTTGTTCGCTGATAGTCTGCCAACTGGTAATAATGATATGCTAAGGAATGTTGACCCTTTTTACGATAATAACAGATTATTTGATATAGGTTCTCTATTCGTTCGGGCAGTATACTATACGCCTCTAACCAATAAAACAACGCATTGGGATAATCGTTCAATCCACAATAACAAAGACCCATATTATAATATGAATACCATACTTCTTGTTTCCACCCATCCAGTGCTACACGTTTTTTATAGGTTTCTATTGCCAGTGCGTATTGGTTCGTATCCTTGTAACTATTTGCGAGATAAAATGTATATCTATCGTTATTCGGGTTCTCTATTAATCCATTCTTTAACAAACGGATATCGCGAGTAAATTTATCTTGTTTCGCACCACCGTCACCAACATCATTGATAAATAAGTGTTGTTTAGAAATCGTATTTGTAGTGTGGTTCTCTGGTAACGATAGATATTCGTGAGTTACTCCCCAATAATACATATCCTCGATATTTTTTACCAGTCGCACATTTTTATAGTACATTTGGTCTGAACCTTGTAACACATAATACACGTCTTGTTGTAATTCATTTTTAAAATCATCAATAGAGAACCCAGAACCGAATTCTAGTATCATGTCGGCGTCCAATAACAATAAATAATCGGCATTTTCTAGTCCAAAACACGCATTTAATGAATAAGTACGATTATATCCGAAATCCTTGAATGGTTCTCTTATTATATTTCCGGGTAAGTTATTTTCTTTACCAAACTGTTCTATTAACTCTATTGTATTATCAGTACTACCGGTGTCACATATACAATAACTATCAATAATCGGTAACACAGATGTTAATAGACGAATAATCACTTTACTTTCATTTTTTAATATCATATTCAAGCATATTTTAGGCATCATCAAGCATAGTTCATATAATATGATTGTTTTTAAGTTTTTATTGAAGTATAAATTTTATCCCGATATAATATAACAATACACATATCAAAATGGCATTTACGAGATTTCACGACGACCCATACCGTATAAAAAAACAGGTAGAAGAAAGCAGTTTCGCAGGTAGATATATGTTAAACACACCAGGACAAGGCATTGACATGCCATTTATGGAAGACCCACAGGTACGTCTTCAAAAATGGGGGGCGAATTTACATACAAATAGCATTAACTTGGAGAGTGATATGATGGGATTAACTCGACAAAATAATCGGGATTTACCTGAAAAAAACAATTACAAAATAAATAGTGTCCAGACCGGACGAAATTATTATAAGAATGAAACGCCATTCGTACAGGAATCGCGGGCAAGTCACCCGGCGTGGATGTATAAAGATTGCGAACAGAACCGTTGGGAGTCGCCATTATTAAACCCATTGAATGGTTTAGAAAAAACATTCCACGAGAACATACAAACACGAATTTTAGAGAAGGACCATTTCAAACAACGTGTTCCAGTTGTTGAGGGAACCCAGAATACAGATTATTATCTTGCCGGAAAATCAGTTTGTATAGGTGGAACCGAAGAAGATTGTCCCGGAACATTATACACGAAAAAAATACAATAATATAAATACCTTATAAATATTATAAAGTCTATATAATATATATCTGTAATATAAATCATGGAAGTAATTGTGCCCCTATTTGCGTTATCAAGTTTTTATGTAATCAATAATCAGAATAAAAAGAAGAATAAAGATAAAGAAAGTTTCGCAAATTTACCGAATACAAATATTCCGAATCAAAATTATCCAACAGAATACCCGATTGTTTCTACTGAAACCGACCAAACAACTGAATTGTCAAATAATAATAAGTTTGGTGGTAATGGGGTATATACTGACAAATATTTCAATCAACAAACACCTGTGAGCGAAGGAAGTCCCGAGTTTTATTCAATGAGTGGTGAAAAAGTAGGCACCGGATATTTTCAACATAACAATATGGTCCCTTTTTTCGGTAGTAATTTAAGAGGCAGTATGAAATCTGAAAATGAAACAGAAGGACTTTTAGATTCTTATACCGGTTCTGGATCTCAAACTGTTACAAAATCAGAACAATCGCCTTTATTCGCACCTGACGAAAACACACAATGGGCTCACGGTGTTCCAAACCAAAGCGACTTTATACAATCAAGAGTTAATCCTAGTATGAAAATGTCTAATGTAAATCCGTTTAAAGAGGAATCTGTCGCACCTGGTTTAGGACTGGGATTTACAAGTGAAGGTTCAGGTGGATTCAATTCTGGTATGGCCGAGAGAGAACAATGGCAACCTAAGACAGTAGACAACTTACGCGTAGAAAACAATCCCAAATCTGGTGGAAATCTATTATACGGACACGAAGGTCCTGCCTTACACGCTATCAAAAATAACGCAACACCAGAACAAATGGGTGTTGTGGAAAAAAATAGACCCGATACATCGTTTGAAATGTCAAGTGATAGATGGTTTACTACTGGTGGTCTTGAAAAAGGACAAACTTCCCGTGCCGTGAATATATTAAAAAATGTAACTAGACCTGAAACAACTACAGATTATACTGGTGGTGCTGGTGCCCATAACAATGCGTCTTACAACAAGGGCGAATATATGCCTTCACACAATCAAGATTTGGGTGCGCGACCATTTGGTGTTGCTAGTGCACCGGGTCATAATAAAGCCAATGTAAATGACCATGGTATAAACGCAAAAATGGCTTATCCTAATAATCGTAGTGCGAATAAACAAGATAGTTATTTTGGAATGGTAAGTGGAGGAATGGGATCTGTAATCGCCCCATTACTTGACGTATTGAGACCATCGCGAAAAGAAAACGCAATAGGTTCTCTTCGTCCTTATCAAAACGCTGGAACTGCAGTTTCAAACTCTTATATGTATAACCCAAAAGACACTCTACCAACTACTATTCGCGAAACCACCGAAAATTCCAAATTCCATATGAATGTAAATTCAAATCAGAACGGAGGTGCTTACAAAGTTACTCAACAACAGGCGACTCATACTACTCGTCAAGAAACGGGAGATTTTTATTATGCAGGTGGTTCGAGTGCTGCGGCAGGAACAAAGAAAACTACCTCATATGAAGCAGGTTATAATCAACGCAATAACGATATTAAGTCTAGCACAATCGAAGGACGATTGGTGAAGGGTAACATGTCACTTTTAAATTCAGATGTAAATATGCGCGTGGCGAATAAAGACGAATACTTAAAGAATTCTCGTCCCGTTTCTGGTAATATGCCATACAAATCACCCGATGCATCTACGATGGGGAGATTAGCAGGAAATGACCGTTCTTTAAAATCAGATATTCAAACTGAACGCACTAATACTGACATATTATCTTCTTTAAATTCCAATCCATATGTGATCGACCATACAAAAGGACTATAAATAGTTTTTGTCTATATGATTATGAATATATTGTATCATAATCATCAAATCTCAGATGCTTTTGCCAAATGGACTATGATGCCAGTTGCGTTATCGGCATTATTACAATTAATAGTGAACACATTTTGACTATAGCCCAAATCACCAACCGGAACAGTTATTGTGATAACATTACCAGGGTCATTGGGATTACCCAATGGTATATTTTTTCTATCATATATTGTCCCAACAGTCATAGCATTGATTGCGTTTTTACCAATATTTAATCCTCCAACACTTAATCCATCAATTAATTTACCAGAAGGGTCCTTGGTTGAAAAAATGCCGGTATTATAATTAAATGTACCATAATTATCGGGACCTATCATATTATTTATAGGTATTTTCTCTACTGGTCCACTCCCCCAAGGAGTAAATAAAATTTTATTTCTTCCGATATTATTGGTTAATTTAAGAATAAATTTCGTTGGAAATTTATTACCACCCTGGGGGGTAATCACAATCGCACCTGTAAATGTAGATATTTCAGTGGGTATATTGATTGTTTTTTTTTCATTTACTTTGAAACTATCTTTATTTGGTGTTTGTGTAGGTTTTTTTTCCGATACGGCAGTAATATCAAATATGGTATTACTTTTTACAGCGTCCAGATTATCATTTACTTCTGTCATAATAACATCCCACGATGTGTTTTGTATTTCTGAGGTCGGCACTTTTGATTTTAATAATCCTTTTGCACCCCTTGCACCTCTTCGTTTTGCTTCTCTCGCAGAAAGACCTTCTGTAGTTACAAAATAATTTGCTAAAATTATATACAAAAATACGATTATTAATAGAACAAGTACTATCGTTTTTGGGTTCTTGTGAAACATACTGAATTATAATATCGTTAGATTTTGTTTACAACAAACCTTTTTGTTGTAAAAAAGTATTTCAATTTATACTACATAAATAAAAACGCTCCCTGTTGGGGTTGAACCAACGACCTCAAGATTAACAGTCTCGCGCTCTACCAACTGAGCTAAAGGAGCTTAGTGTATTCTATACACATTATAATAGAATACTTTGTTTTTATATCATTTTTTTTATAATTATATTTTTTATATATTAGGTCCTATCGGGATTCGAACCCGAGTTTTCAGATTCAAAGACTGAAGTGATAACCACTACACTATAGGACCTTATAAATTTTCCGACGGTGCCATTCCCAATTACGAGAAATGAGTGGTTTATAGGGTCTTCACTCATAGACCACACCCGATGAGGGACTTGAACCCTCGACCACTAGCTTAAAAGGCTAGCGCTCTACCAACTGAGCTAACCAGGTTGAAATATTTGCACAAAGTGGGGTTCGAACCCACGCAGCTTACGCTACCAGGTCTTAAGTCTGGCTCCTTAGACCACTCGGACATTTGTGCGATAGAAAAACTTATTAGGGTCGTTTTCATAACCACATGCTCAAGGGCGGAATCGAACCACCGTTAACGGCTCATAAGACCGCCGTTCTACCATTAAACTACAAGAGCAGAAGCTCCCTGCGTGAATTGAACACGCGACCTTTACATTACAAGTGTAATGCTCTACCACTAAGCTAAAGGAGCTGTGTTATTTACAATATATACATTTATACACTCACCCCTCCACATGATATAATAGGAATGTATCTTTATATTCATTTTTATATATTATATATTATTTGAAATTTATTTTCTCAATAGAGTGTATAATACTATGGAACGTGGACTTGTTATGTTACTACATTCAGTAATAATTGGTATTTTACTATACGCGATTATGGTTTTTCTACTAGGTCAATCCCCGGCGGTTGCCGAGAATAGAAGTTTATTATTGGGTGCGGTCATGCTTATTTACATGATCTTATTTGGTCATGGGTTACCTACTCGCATAAATAAATCTGTACTATAGACACAATACACCATAAAAAATATATTTTTTATTTTTTATGATTTCATATAGACATTTAGATGGGAGTATTCAATAATTTACACATATTGACCGCTTCGAGGTTATATTCAGGCGTTTCTAATAATCGTTTTATCATATCATCATCTCTAAACCGAATAGTGTAATCTTGTTGAACGTTATTTCTTCCAATACGACCCATTGCTTGTAGCGTTTTTTGTTGGGTCATTTTAGTTAAATCTTTACCAATCATACCATGACAGAATTGATAATTGGTTCCGTATATATAATCTGTATCTGCTATAATAATAAACAACCTTTGTTCGTCCGCCAATCGTTTCATTATTTCCATATATTTTACGTTTAGATTATCAACAAATAGACCGATTCCCAACATCAATAACACTTTCAATTTATTATCTATATCCAAAGACATTATATCTTTCGCAGTATCCGTATCTATATTAGAGACGAATACGTTTTCGTTCTTTGTATTAGAAGACCATAAATCTAAATGAGTCTTTGTATTAGGAACATATTTACTATCTAATGTAGTCAATTGAATTTTTTTTCGTAATTTATTAATTTCAGTCAACAGTTTAGTGGTTTCATTAGACATCTTACCTGTATCACGCTTTGTATCATTATCTGTTGTATTTGATTTTTCTTCCAATGCGGTTATAGTGTTCTCGATTACATCGATTTTCTTCGCGACTTCATCATTTTTTGTAATATTTTCCAAAATCCGTTGAAATTCGTGGTCTGGTATCTTTGACTGTTGAATATAGAAGGTTCCAATCTTATATGCGTTTTCAGTCAAGAATATAGTTGGACCATCAGTAACCGTATATGCGTCACTTGTCGTTAATAATAACCCATTTGTTGCAGAAGTAGCATTATTTGTCTTAAACTTCATTTTCTTCGATTCTTGACTGAATGTATATAAACTACTCCAAGAATCAGGTTTAATATGCAACAATAATTCCAAATAATACGTTTTTAATCGGTTCATTGTAATTTCATTAATACTTCCTTCAAAATAATTGTTGATGTAATACGTTTCGTCAATCATTTTGTTTTCATTCACGTATGTGACAAACTTAATAATCTCTCGTAAATCGAAATAACGGAGGATTGTTTTATTTTGATTACAGTATTCGGCACACGCGCGTAGTTCATCATATGTATTATATAAATTATGCGGTAAAACATAGTATCCTTGCTTATCAATGATTGGAATCGATTTACGACAATCATAACTGGTTACATTATATACTTCGGCATCAACAAACTTGCTTTTAAAATCAGCAAATACCGGTTGTAATTCATTATTAGCTGGCAATGTAGCACACGACAATATCATATTTGGTATTTGGTTCTCTACCCAATTTCTATGAATCACCGCATGCAACGCATGATCTTCACTATCAAGCGTAATAGTGGGTTCATCCCAATATGTTATAATTTGTTCGGCCGGGTTAAACGCCAACATATAATGCATTGCGGTGAGATATGACTGGACATCACATACCATAATTTCTACATTATCACCTACACTATTATCTACCTTACCGATACCACCAGAACGCTTGTTTCGTGTATAATCAATCGCAGAGTAATAATGGAGTCGGATATCTTCGGCACTCGCACAACCAAACGCAAAAGCAATCTTCTTACCGATTGATATTGATGCCTTCGCAAGTGCCAGACCAATATGACGGGCAACACATACAAATATCACCCTATACTTACTAGATAGACCAACAGGGGTTATTGTTTTACCGGTTCCGGTCGGTGCAGTATATAATACAAACTTGGGAATATGGGTTTCTTCTGGTTGCTTGAATAAACTGAATATTTCTTTTTGATGATTATACAACGCCATATCTTCATATTCCAACAAGTATTTATTGCGTTCAATAAATGAATAAGCATTATAGATTACTTCATTTGGCTGTGTAAATGTATTTGCGTATTCGATTACTGAATTTGTTACCTTTAATAATACACGATTGATATTGCGTATAGACGACTTTTGTAATTGCATCAATGTATACAGATTAAACGCATACTTGATATTCCGGTTAGAAATGTTTTCTATTAAGTTACATAGCAATTCCAAGACAACAAAGTCAAATATATATTGCGTATTTGTTTTTATATTTTTATCAAGATTTTGGATACGCAGATTATCAGCACTTTTTAATGCCTTTACACTACGCACAGATGTATTATTGTCATTTACTATTTTTTTTATGGTTTCATCATTATTTTTATCACTATTTTTACGTATTGTTTCTTCAAAATATTTATTATATATCATTTGTTCTATTTCATCTGTTTTTTCGATCTTTACAAAGGAAAGCAAAGACGTGTGTTTGTTATATTTTTCATTTACATTATGAAATCCATTACAAATCAAATTCAAAACCGACTTTTCATTTTCGGTTACAGGTACTTCAATGGTTTCCCATTCCGCGCGCGATAATTTACTTTGTGTTAGGTCCATATTACTAATTGTTTCCTTTATAAACAATATAATAGTTATATTCAATTTTATATATACATTTTTAAATAATTCATACATAAATATAAATATATGTTTTATGGTCTTTTCAAAAGAAAATTCAAAAAAATTTCATTTGAAGATATGCAATATATAATACAGAATGGAAATAATCAATATGTTATAATCAATACATTACCAATCACGGAACAACAATGTTTGATTAAAAATACGATTTCATATCAAAAAGAAGAGAGTTATATTAATACACTTATCGAAAGTTATAACTTCGATAAGAATAAGATCATTATATATGGTAAAAATAATAATGATGCGGATGTAGAAGACAAGTGTAATAAACTATGTGGGCTTGGATTCACCGAAGTATATATGTACACAGGTGGATTATTTGAATGGTTATTACTTCAAGACATATATGGTAAAACGGAATTTCCAACAACTACTAATATTATCGATTTATTGAAATACAAACCAATGCGCGAATTATGCTGATGAATAATGATTCAAATTTTCTTCACTTAGTTCAACCACACGTTCTTCGTGGGGTATCATATAATCCTCGTCAACATAGTTAAACTGTATCTTACGAGTCAAGTAAGCGGATAAAAATACGTTCTCTTCCGTGTTTGCTATTTTGTATACATCTCCTAATTTACTTGCCAAGAACATGACATTGGTTATAAATACAGTTGTTGTTTTATCATCCAAATATTGGTCGTATACACTGATACCACTAAAAATGCTATTCAATATAAATGACCCAACCGCTACATAACTCAAATTTTTATACATTTTATCATTATCCAATATTTGTTGTTTTTTATTATCGGGTAACAACTGTAAAGCTCTTCCAACTGAATCATTATCTCTTGGATGTTCTTTACTTACGTCTAAATATTCGATTAAATTATTTTCTCTTGATACTTCGGTAAAATATAAACACGAAAAACAGATAAAAGTAAATATATTCATAGCAAAGTTAATGTTTATAACCGGATTACTTGATACTATGTTTTCAGTCATACCACAAATATGGTCGCCGCAATTTTGAGGAACAAATAAAATTAACATTGTTCCCATTAATACACGGTAGATTTCAAACAAAAATGCGGTTGTTACATTCATTCTTTGCGTGAAATCCTGGTCGTTCTGTTTTTCTTTTATTTGTTCAAAAATTGACGAACGGCGGGGGTTTTCTTCTTTCAATTCAATTTCACTCACTTTTGTATCTTTCATATGTGTAAATTATATATATATACTTGTATTATATATATATATAATTTACACATATGACAAGTATTCAGGAACCAAGACCAAGACCAAGAAGACCAAGAAGACTGATATGTCAACGTATCTTGAGTAGTAACATGATGGATGATAACAAAAAATAGTTTTACAAAAATTGAATTTAATAATTTACTATTTGTATTAGAATTATTATAAACCATTTAGTTATATACGAATATAATTATGTCTCAACCTATTATTATTTCAATTGAAGGAAACATTGGAACCGGTAAAAGCACCATCGTGCAGGAATTACAAAAACGTTATCACAATTCACAAGAAATCATTTTCGTAAAAGAACCCGTTGATATTTGGGAAACAATCAAGGATAAAGATGGTCGCACCATTATAGAAAAATTTTACGAAAATCAAGCACAATACGCGTTTCAGTTCCAGATGATGGCTCTTACAACCAGATTATCCGTATTACGAAAAACAATTCAAGAAAATAAATTATGTAAAGTTGTTATTTGTGAACGCTCAATAGAAGCTGACCGAAATATCTTCGCAAAGATGTTATATGACGACGGCATTATCAGTGAAATAGATTATAGTATTTATAATTTATTGTTTAAAGAATATATTAATCAGTTTAACATTGATGGATTTGTATACATCAATTCCACTGCCGAAACGTGTTACAATCGTGTAACAAAACGGTCCAGAACCGGAGAAAATAATATTGAACTATCTTACCTTGAAAAATGTAAAAAATATCACGACGATTGGCTATGCAATTTAGACCGCAAAGAACCAATGAGTAAGCCGGTTATAGAAATTGATACCAACGAAGATACTAACTATGACATGAATGATGATAATGATCCGGGTAATAAATGGATACAACAAATCGAATCATTCATTACTTCTATTACTAATGATTTTGATATCCGGGCACATTTACCTATATCTGAATCTAAAAATAGCGCGTTGTAATTACTCATTAAATTTTACTATGATTTTTACGGTTTCTTTTTTTATACATTTACACGCAGATAACGATAATTCTTCGCGTTTCTTTCTCGTCTTCGATAACGCGGTCTCAGGAATTTCGGTAGAACTCCGATTTTTTGAAGTGCTATTACGTTTATTCATATCATTTTCGATATCAGTATAATTTTCAGTTATATATTCAATTATCTCATTTTCTATCGCCCATTTGAAGAAATTCATTTGACCTATCGTCGTTTCGATGGTTTGATTTTCATTATAAGGCATGCTTATTCGTTCCCAACGACAAAATGGGTCAAATCTTTTCTTTGAATACGCTTTTAGTTTTAATTTATAGTCGTTATACACTTTAAATCGACGTTTTTGAGTTTGTTCGCTATTCAAATCATATACAGTATAATATTTCTTTGAAAAATTAGTAACAAACCAGTCCACTATACGAAGTGATATCTTAGTATTCCCATTGATAACCCCAATCATTTTAGATAAATGTTCGGGATTTTTATAAAATGCCATCAAATTTGTTAGTAATAAATTATTTTGCGTATTTATTGTGTTTGAACGATACATTATATTTAAGTATATAAACGGTGACACTTTTAACTATTTTTTTCACTATAACCTTTTTTGAATTCAATATTGGATATGATATATGAAATTGTTATTAGATATATTACCAATGCAATCGGCGCAAAACTCAAATCGGCAAATATCATTGTTACAAGTATCATATCATACGGTTTATGTTTTTTTCATTGTGTAATGTATAGGATGTTATCATACAACGAATCATTCGATGTTATTTTACTAGGCTTACTCGGATATTCATGCATTACTATTTTTATGAACGGAGAACAGTTACTTGGACTTATGAAAAATCGTTCTACTAAAATAGAATTCTTTGTAGGCATTTTGCTTATAATTGCGGTTTTTACAGTATATTGGTTCTTCCGTAAAAAACTTAATGACGCGAATATTGAAAGCCTGACTGATGAAGAAAAAACACATTACGTTGAATTGAAAAAGAAATTGGGAGATTTGAAATTCGGAATTGTGACTGGATTATCGGCAATTGTTATTGGTTCTCTCGCACTTATAAATAAAATCATTCCGGGATTCTTTATTACTCTCGTCATCAATTATTACGCATCCATACATCTATAATTTACAAAAAAATAAGGTACGCATTTATTTTTTTGTTTTTACACCACTTTTGTCCTTTGTTTTCGTGTTTTCATTGAAACACAACGATATTTACTATTTCGCTTTTGTGTTGGTTTGCAAGGTTTCACGCAACGTTTTGTAAATGGGTTATAATCCTTCTTTTCTTTTATACATTCTCTCAAAATAGAATTTGGTTCTCGTCGCTTGATTGTTTTTTTCATATTCACACAGCGGTAATTTTCATTTCTCACCTTTCCAGTATTACACGCATTTACACATTTCTTCGTTTTAGGGTTGAAGTCAGGTCTATTTGACGGACAATCTTTAACTGGTGTGTAAAACTTATCACTCTTTAATGATAATTGTTCTGCCTTCTTTATAATTTCTAGAGAAGGTGTAGGTTGTTCACTATTATATATACCGTATTTTTTCAATAGTCCTTTGTATCTCTTTTCTAAATCGGTTAATGAATCGTTACGTGTAAATACATATACGGCAGCCATTTCAGAAAATAAATCATAACTCTCCTTAAAAAATTCTTTTTTTTCTGGGTAAGACTGCTCCCCTTTTTTTATAAGAGATAACATTGCTAATCCTAGACAAAAACTATCAAATGTATTCGCTACATCCTGAATAAACGCGTTATAATTTCCTCTTTTTTTGTAGATATCATTATAGACCGTACATTTCTTTCTTTCTGTGTATTCATTCTTATTCGCACAACTAAATTCAGGTGGAAAATACGACCAACTTTGTGCCATGTAATTTTTGCTGGCTTTACTATTCTTTATAAATTCATCCTTTCTAACCATCAATCCAAAATCTATAAATTTTATTTTTCCAGTTTCTACATTGTATACAATATTTCCTTGTTTTATGTCCTGATGTATAATATTATTATCGTTGAAGAATTTAACTCCTTTTATTAACTCCAATATAGAAGTGAGAAATTTGTTTTTTTCGTGGTTCTCTATGGTTGGAAAAATATTCGATGTAAAGTTATCTAAATCTAATCCACCATTCTCTAACAATAATAATGCTAAATCATTGGGATTCTCTTTATAAGTTGTTCTCACACGAGTTCCATCGCATTCACGTACTATATTGGAAAATTGCATTCCAAATTTCGCCTCACATAATATGGGAAAATCCAATGTATACTTCTCTATACCAGGTATTTTTTTCAATTTTCTATATTCTTTCAATTCATCTTTCGCGTCCTTTCTTCTCATTACCTTTGACACCTTATTTATAGTATCCTGTGGATTTTTACACTCAAGTGCTGGTTCTACTACACAACCATACGTTCCTTCTCCTACGATTTGTCTTTTTTTTTTTATCGCCATTACTATGTAACGAGATTTTATCACACACTTATTAAAAAATTGATTTAGATAGATTTTTATTATACACATTAGCACTATGGATCACTATGAAGACCGAATAAAACTATTAGAAGCCGAACTACTATCTACCAAACAAGAGTTAGAATCTACCAAACAAGAGTTAGAATCTACCAAAAAACACTTGAAACGATATACCGCACCTGCTTATAAAAAAGAATATTACCAGAATAATAAAGAGGCGATATTAGAAAAATCCAGGTTAAATCCTACTCCTGTTGAAAAACGAAAAGAATATAACCGTATCGCATATTCACGACGAAAGGAAAAAATCGAAAAAGAAAAAGAAAACGAAAATACTACTATTTAGGAAATTGATAATAGTAGAGAACATACTTAAAGATAAAATCTAAGTATACTATAATGGGAGGTCCAAGTCCAAGATGTATTCACGATAGAGTCCGGTATCACTGCGTAGACTGTGGAGGTGCAGGTATTTGTATTCATAAGAAACGAAGAAGACGATGCAGAGAGTGCGGTACAGGTAATGATTTATGTAGTCACGGTAGAGAAAAATATAACTGCGTAGAATGTGGTGGCACTTCTATCTGCGAACACGGAAAACGAAGAAGGCGATGCGTTGAGTGTGGAGGTGCAGCTATTTGCGAACATAACAAAAATAGACAAAATTGTTTAGAGTGTAAAGGGTCATTGTTTTGCATTCACGACAAGAAAAAGACCAGATGTAAAATATGCGACGGAAAAGAATTATGTAAAGCACCATTGTGTGAAACAAGAGGTATCAAAAAATATGAGGGATACTGTTTACCTTGTTGCATTCATTTTTGTCCCGATATACCTATTTCGCGAAATTACAAAACAAAAGAAAATGATGTCGTAGACCACGTGAAAAATAAATTTCCGGATTTGTCTTGGGTATGCGATAAAACAGTCCAAGGTGGTTGTTCGAAGCGTCGTCCAGATTTACTGTTAGATATGGGTTCACATATTGTTATTATTGAAGTAGATGAAAATAAACACGATTCTTATGATTGTTCTTGTGAAAACAAACGACTTATGGAAATTTCACAAGACCTGGGACATAGACCAATTGTATTTATCCGTTTCAATCCGGATAACTATGTTAACGCTGATGGAAAAAAGATTGGTTCTTGTTGGAAAGTAAATGGATATGGTGTTATGCAAGTGTCTAAGATAACAGAGTGGACGGAAAGAATAAATACATTATTATTGCAAATTCAATATTGGATTGATAACAAACCAGAAAAAACGATTGAAATGATTGAACTTTACTATTAATTTATAACTTTTGTCATAGATTAATTATTTTACAATGGTATAATTTTTTATTTGTTTTTATAAAGAATGATTTGCGGATAGAATTTTTATTTGGTTTTATTTGTTTTTATAAATAACGACTGCTTAATACAGCACGATTAATTGCTGTACGCAATCCCCGCCATGCCCGACATTACGCGTAGGACGTTATAGTTAACGGCGTAAACACGAACCTTGGCAGTAGCACTTCCGGAAACGGTACCGGCAGAAAGAACAAGCTGAAGAACGGCGTTGTCAATTCTGGAGAAGTTGCAGCTGCCAGAAGGCTGGTGCTCCTCGGGGCGAAGGGCGAAAGAGTAAACGTTCACACCAGAATCGGGGGCACGGGTGTGGTGTTGGAAAGGCTGGACTGTATCGAAGTAAGAACCCTCACGCTCGGAGAAGCGGTCCTGACCGTTAAGCTGAAGCTTGGCGGTGACAACGGGATTCTCACCCCAACAGTGCATGTCAAGGGCGGTCTCGGCAAGAACGAATGTTCCGGCATCAGATAGACCTTGGGTGTCAGCGGCAAGGGCGGAACCCTCAGCGTTGAATAGACCAGAACCATCGATCATGTTGCTAGCATCATTGGTCTCGGTATCAGCACCACCGAAGGCACTGACAGAGTTGGGTAGAGCATCGATGGCATCGGTGTAGTTAAAGGGTTGGGCGCCAAGAGTCTTATATAGAGTCTCGCCACCAACAAGAGAGTTACAGTAGTCAACGTTGGAATCAGGCTGAACGACCCAGATAAGCTCCTTACAGGGGTGGTTGAAGTTAAGCTTGATCTTGTTGGAAGAAGAACCAACAGACTCGTCACCAGTGAACTGAACCTGCTCGATTAGATACTCGTGGGGGTTCTGTGCCATCTTGCGTCTCTCGTCGGTATCAAGGAAGATATAGTCAACGTATAGAGAGGCAGCAACTAGAGATTGCTGGTAGGCATTGGAAACAGACTGAGAACCAGATGTTCCGTCCATTGTGGAAACAGCCCATAGACACTCGCCAATAGGACGGAAATCAATGTTGATCTTAACCTCGTGGTATTGAAGAGCAATAAGAGGAAGAGCAAGTCCGGGGTTACGGCAAAACCAGAACTGAAGAGGAACGTATAGGGTAGTCTCGGGAAGAGCATTACGGGGAGCACAAACCTGGTTGGGAGCACCGGAAGCGGCACAAGGTCCAGAAACACCGGCGAATCCGGGCTCAGTGACGTATGTAAGCTGAGTGGTGTTACCAATCATCTTGAAGTAACCAGCCTGTTGCTCCTTGGATAGAGTTAGCTGATTCCAGATGTGCATCCAGTCACCGTATTGACGGTCGATTCTCTGACCTCCGATCTCAACCTCGACCTGAGCGACCAATTGCTCTCCAATGAAATCTAACCAACGGGCATACACATTATTGGTGTTCATGTTCTGGTTAATCTCGGGAAGAGTAACCTGAAGATAGGTGCGGTAGGCAAGATCACCATTTCTGCTAATAGTACATGTGACGCGACGACCGAAGTCAGCCTGTCCAGAGAAAGTCTGCTCAATAGACTCCATAGCGAAGTTGGTGTGGCGTCTGTATGACACCTTCCAGAAAGTAATCTCGGGGGTTCCAGTAAGGAAAACATCTTGGGCTCCGTAAGCCACTAATTGCATTAAACCACCGGCCATAGCTAATTATATATATTAGAGATAGAAAATAATTTCAAATAATACGCGTTTTAATTGATTTATTTTTTTTGTTACAAGTTAATTTGCTAAATATTTTATGGTATAACAATTACAATTTGTAATACAAAATCACAAATTGTATAATAGGAATAACAGATTTTTCTATTCCTAAATTAGTGGGGGCATTTCAGTGAGATCTGGGGGGTCACTGTTTCCCATACAGAAACAAAGACTGGGTCGGTTGATAATCCATCAGACCAACCCATTCCTGGTGCGTATTTATTACATTTCATATATTTCGTATGATTTACAAAGTGATTGTCGTGTAGTGTTTTTGTAAAATATTCCAGATCTTCTTGTGTATTGAAATCGTGTTCTATTATGACAAGACGTATACCATCTAACAAATTGGGGAAACTTTTCAACATGGAAACAAAATTTCCTTCATTATCTATTACTAAGACACTAAAGTCGATTTTATATTTTTCACATAACTCATTATATGTAATAACATTGACTTTTGTAGAATTTGGTAAAGGGTCTGTAAAAGTATACCATCCCAATGAATATAGCGGTGTTTCTGATATCGCAGAAAATTCAACTTGAAATTGTAGCAAATTATTATCACGATTCAATAACAATTGATTTGCTTCTATTAACGAAGGTTCTACTACTACATGGTTCGTTTTATCTTCTAAAATTGTATTTATTACGCAGGAATTTCGTCCCAATGAACCACCGAACTCCAATACACGGTCATCTTCTCGTATAAACTGACACGCCATCAATTGTTCGGGAATTTCATTACACAGTTGTTCTATTGGCTGAAAATGAGTTAATTTTTCATGAATTGGTTTCAGTTTTTTCAAAACAATTTCATCTATTTCTGAATCTAACATGTTTACACTTACCCATATCTACTATATCGTTTTTAAGTTTTCATATCACTAAATAGTTTAACTATTCAAGAAATTCGTGGAGGTAATATTATCAGAAATAAATGTTTCTAAATAATTCTCTTGAAAGAATTCTTGTCGTTGTTCGTGCTTCTTTGAAAATACATAAGTATCATTGTTTTTTTTCACAGTCCATCCTTTTTCTAATGCGTTTGTCAAAAACAACATTTTTTGAAAGGTATGTTTTTCGATTTTTATATTAGTAGGTAACTCAAAATTCATTGGTTGCGGATGAACTGTAGTTGTCATTTGTATACAGTGGAAGTATGTATATTTTCATTCATACCAACGAATTCAGCAAAATTGAAAGTTTTTTTATACATTATATAATAGTATCTAATTACCTCATTCGAATTCCACGTTTGTATTACACAATGGATTCGTTCATTTACATTTTCGTTATATTGATTTCGCTATATTCGATTGTTTATAGTGAGTTACCATTTATAACTCTCTTTTCAAACAAAATATTTACTACAGATGTATCTCACGATAATACTACCCCGACGAATCAAATTGACCCGTATTACGACTTGAACTTACAAATAGCACTGCAACACGTTATACATACATTTCAACAAAATCCCGAACCCAATATTGATCTACACGCTCTTATTGGATATGCAAACCGATTGGAAACGCGACTAGATCATTTATATGAAATAAACGAAAGTGTCAATTACGATGAACGAATTTTATATGAGGAAAAAATGAATATCATACAACATTCCAATTTTCGCGGGAGTGATTTACTGCATCATAATATAAATGAAACGAAAGAACTTATTACTATTATCACAAATATTACAAAACATTATCCAATACAAATCTAATTATAAACCTTCGGTCTTTGTATCTTTGTATTTTTTGTTTTTACAGATTTCTACATAAACCTACATAAAAACTCATTTGTAATATTCTCTATCACAATCGGTTCTCCATGTCCAAGAAAAAACCACCCGTTAATTATTCCATTGATGAAAAACATATAGAGATATTAACCGGATTTGAAAAGAATGAAACTGAAATTATACCTTCGTTACGCTCTGAAAAGGAAGAATTAAAACGGAAAATCACTTCATTACATAAGAGACAAACGGGTGAATATATGGAATATCGCGACCGTATCTTTGAAATTAACCAACAGATCAAACAACTTCGTAAAACAGAGAAAAGTTATTTGTTAGAGAACTCACCTTTCATTTTTGATTACTTTGAACAAAAAAAACAAATTTCGGCTACGGTTGAATCGTTGACCTCTTCCGCAAAAGCAATTCACTCTTTCTTTAAAATCAAAACGAACTCGAATCAACACGAGAATATATCCATGTCAAAATACGATCATTCCAAGAGAAATTATCAACAATATTGGCGAAATGTCACGAATGAGTTGACGAATCAAAGTGATTATTTTATAAATACTGACGTATGTGATATTTGTAATACAGGAGAACTTGTTCCACAAGATGAAGAAGGTATACTTATTTGTAATAATAAAGATTGTAGTCGTTTTGTTACTTATATTGTTGACAATTCAAAACCGAATAATAAAGACCCACCAAATGAAGTCTCGTATACCGCATACATACGCCTTAACCATTTTAAGGAGATATTATCGCAATTCCAAGCAAAGGAAACTACACAAATTCCAGAAGATGTCATTAACGCAATTCGCGCACGAATAAAGAAAGAACGTATTGTTGACTTGAAAACCATTAATTATGACAAAATGCGCGAAATTCTACGTAAACTCGGTCTGAATAAATACTTCGAACATATACAATACATCAATTCTCTTTTTGGTATCAAACCGCCCGTGATGAATGAAGAACTTCACGAAACCCTTTGTGTTCTCTTTATTGAAATTCAAAAACCGTGGGCGGTCCATTGTCCTCCTAACCGAACCAATTTCTTTAATTATACATACACTCTCTATCAACTATGTGTGCTTCTCGACCAAACACAATATTTACCCTATATACCCATGATGAAAGACCGGGAGAAACAATTGGAACAAGATATGATATGGAAGAAAGTGTGTAATGATCTGGACTGGTTTTTCTTTCCCTCGGTATAAGCTACATTCATACGAAGAACCTATATAGAAACATTCATATTGTTATATATATTAGAATGAATTATCCTTGTGATATGGGGGTTGAGTATAATGGGGATTTTGAATATCGCGCCACTTTACGTAATTTATTTGTTATGAATTCAGATAAATTTCCTGAAATTACAAATCCAGATATTGACACAGTCACTCGCGACGAAGTCGAATATGACGATGAAACGACCAGTCAATTCATGGATTTCGTTTATTCAAATACAAAAACAGACCCCGTTTTTATTGAATTATATACAAAAGCCGCATCCTTTATGTTTTCAGAAGACCCTGAAATTGGACTTGCAGTGTTGTTTAGTTATGATTATTTGACTTTATTTCATCCTTGTCTTTCTCATTTTTTTAAACATAATACTCTTTCTCGTGAAAACCCACAATATATTGGTCTATATAACAAACTTTTTACCAAGTAAAACAAATTATAACAAACACGTTTTGTTATAATCATTAGTCGCGCAGAGGGCGCTGGCGTTTCTCTATTATCAATGGCTCGGGGATCATTGTGGGCAGTTTGTCTATCACATTCAGTGATTGCAATGGTTTGATATCTGGTTTCACCGGTGTTTGGGGATTTACTAAATTAGTTGAACCGATACCCAATAAACTTGATTCTATATCACAAGAATTATGGGATAAATTTGACGATGCTACCCTTCCTGATAATAACCCGTTTCCTGCGAAAAATGTTTCCAATGGTTTGCCATTTCCGCCATTCTCATATGTCAGATATTCCATTCTTTGAATATGCGATTTCTGTTCTACTTGATAATCGCCACGATTGTTTTTATTTCTCGTTGATGCCATTTACTATACCTTTATATTTTTTTATTAGTGATTCGCATTATGAGTCTTCTTTTTCTTCTTCTTCTTTTTCTTTTTCTTCTTCTTTTTTTTCTTCTTCTTTTTTTTCTTCTTTTTTTTCTTCTTCTTCTTCTTTATGAAGAAATCGTTTGTCACTTGTTATAATGTATTTTTCATATTGGGTGGTCTCATTTATTTTGTCATTCCAAATATCCGGTTGAACGAACATATAGGTGTTTGTTGTTTCGGTTTTGCCTTCATATTGGTTGTCTATCATACCTATATATTCTAATTTATCATTGATGACAACACCCTCCCAAATGTTTTTTGTGTTTTGATGAAGATATTCTTTTAATTTTTTATGATTGATTTTTATTACCGGTTTAGAAGTAAACAAATAATTATATACTTGTTTTGGCATTGTTCCCATTGTTCCCATTTTTCCCAATTTTCTATAGAATTTAGCAGTCGTTGTATTATATTCCTTGTATCTTTCTATTGCGTCTGTTATCATCGTGTTACTTTCACTCAGATGGTTTATTGTATCTACTATTTTCGCGATTTTCAAAATTTTATTTGTGTCTTCATTATTTATCAATACATCTTTTATATTTTGTGGATGTCCTTTCAAATGAAAAGTTTCTAGACTTTGTATCACGTTTATAATTTTGGTTATCTGTGCGTTTTTATTTAGTCCCTGAATTTCATTCGTAATTTTAGTTTTCTCACCTTCAAGATGTAGTATTTGTAATCCTTGTATATTCTTTGTAATATTGTCTAATTTACCTCGTTGTTCCTTTGTTTTGATATCGTTTATTTCTCTTTCGCGTTTACGTGGTAGACCAGATATGATATTGACTATTTTTCCTAAGTTACTTTGTAGTCCTTTTTGTAGTCCTTCTTGTAATTTTATTTTTTCAGTATTGAAACTTTCTTCTAATTTTTTTTTTTCAACTTCGTTACTATTTCTTGTCGCCATTAAACTCCCAACGTGTTGTATTTCGCGAACAATTAATGTTAATTTATTTTTTTTTATTTCTTCTTTTTGTTTTACCGCTTCTTGTTGTATTTTATTACTAGCTTCTTGTTGTATTTTATTACTATCCTCTTCTTGTTGTTTAATTTTACCCACATCATTAATAATCTTTATTATATTTGTTAGGTTTGTTGTGTGTAAGATTTTTGAAATGGTGTTATACTTTGTGTTGAGTTCATTTTTATTATCTTCTTCTTTTTTTTTATCATTTAAACCGTTTATAGTGTTGACTATATTTTGTATATTGTTCTTTTTTATCAATTTATCTTTTTCTAAAATTTCGAGTGATGACTGACCCAAACTTTGTGTTAATGTTTCATTTTCGGTTTTAAAGTTTTTTACATCGCTTTCCAGTTTAATAGTTGAAATACTTGAAATTTCATATACAATATTCGAAAGGATTGTCATTTTTTGTTGTTTCGCTTCTATATTATCCATATCTTCTTGGTTTTTACCATTTAATTCAGATAAATTATTTATAGTTCCTATTATCGCGTTTAATTTAGTTTTATGCAACTCTTTTTTTGAAATGTCAAGTTGGTCTGTTAATTTTGCGTTTTCTTCTGTGATAGTGGTTTGGTTTGTTGTTTGTTCCTCAATTGTCTTGTTTAATACAGCTATCTTGTTGATTCCAATAAGACTATTTATAGTAGATATTATTTTTTTTATTTTAGTTTTATTGAGTTCCTTTTGTATCTCTTCTTGATGTGAACTATTAAGATTTTTTGCATATGTTAATTGATTCTCTAAATATACTCGATTTATGTTGGTTATTGTATCTATAATCATTGTTAATTTGTTTTTTTGTTCGTTTGCTTGTAGTTGTTCTTCTAGACTGGTTATTTTTTTTCCTTGTTCTTGTTGTGTATATTGTTCTCTTGACTTGTTTATATCGCCAACTAAAGATATTAGCGATTCAGCTATCTTTTTCGCATTGTTTTTATCGAGTTCATTATATATATTTTTTTTTTCTGCGCTTGAGTCTGGGTCACTTGACATATTTTTTATAAGTTACTTGTATAACATATAGAAATATTTTACTTCGTTTTGTTGGATTGTCTTTTGTATGTTCCCTTTTTTGTTTTCTTCTTTGGTTTCTTATTTAATTTCATACCTCCTTTGGGTGGTGGTGGTGGTGGTTGTCGTGTGTTTTCGTTTGTTTTTTGTGCGTTTCTGACGATTTCGGCGTGCATCTGAATTCCATTGAATTTTACTGATTCATAATTATTATCATCATTCTCAAATTTCACATTACTTACCTTACATTTTGCTACGGTTAAATTATCCTCCAAAAACACATCTAATCTTAAATTTCCACCAAGTTTAACAAGTTCGGTTTGTAAATTATCTACGGTAAATTCTGTGTATTGACCCCCATCGTTGGGAAGAGGTACCGGTGTTTTACTTATATATATAGATTCTTCTTCTGCATCATTTACTTTATCAATACTCATATCCTTATCTAAAAGTAATACAAGATGAGTGTATTTTTGTTCTTCTGCCATTATATATGATATACCAAGACTTTATTTTCTGTTTTTTACACTCTTTCTAAATAAACAATTGTTTGGTCTTTTTTTCTTATTTCGTTTTTGGGTTTTTCTTCCACCTATCCACGTCCCCTTCTTCTTTTTATTCTCGGTTTTGCCACTATAATCATAACTTGGATATTCTATTTTAGTATTTTTTTTTACTATGGTTTCTATGTCACTCTCACTATATGGAATGTTGTTTTTTTTTTTATTAGAAATAATTGCTTCTGTTATTACTTTTGTTATTTCATTCTGTTTTACTATTGGTTGAAATATTTTCGTCGGATCCTGAATAACATTTATTATTCTATCTATTATAATGTATAGACCTGCTGCGTGTTCTTTCATATTTGTTTGAATATTTCCCACCATTGTATTATTATCACCATATGTATTCAATCGTTTTACTGCGTTCATGAGTGAATAAATCACTTTATCTGTTACGTTTTTGTTGTTGATAATATCTTGTATCTGTAAAAGTATCCCCATATTTGGACCGCCACTTTCATCATAAAATAGATTTACTACTGTTGCGATTGTATGTGTAATAGTGGTAGTATGATCTGTAATTAATAAATTTATATAGCCTTTCATCGTATTTAATGTGTTTGTTAAGTCTATCATACTAACCGCCTTCTTGGAAGCCTCTTCTTCCAATTGCATTAGATTCGTCTCGGCAGCCTCTGCCTCCTCAGCCCTCTTGGCAGCCTCTGCCTCCTCAGCCCTCTTGGCAGCCTTCTTGGTAGCAGCTTCTTTTATAATCTCTGCCGCTACATTCCCTACAAACTTGTATTTGTTTTCGATTTGTTTCTTATTGATAGCCTCCTCAGCCTTCATCTTGGCTGCCACCATATTTTCACTTCTTATACGTTCAATTGCAGCCCTAACGCCCTCACTATTGAGATTAGTTTGTGGAGTTGGGTTTTTATCTTCTATAGTGGTATATGTGTTTGAACTAGAGAACCCATCACCTATTTTTGTAATACCCCATTTTTTTTGTTTTGAATCAAACGCAAACGTTACTACTAATTTATCGGACGGAACTAAATGTTCTAATAATTGTGTTTCTATATTATCGTTGGTTAAAAATGTGTATTCTTGCTTATACCAGGTTTTCATATTTAAATATTTGAGAACCTCATATGTATTATTGTCGTTTTTTTTAAAAGTGAAGATAATAGAGTATGATTTATCAGGTGTTATGTTATTCATTTTATTATTTATAATAGATACAACATCACTTACTTTTTGTATGTCAGTTCCATATAATTTTTTAGCATATTTATTTATATTAATTTGAGGTTTAGGGTTAGACCCCCCTCCTCCTTGTTGTTCTTGTAAATCACTCATAATACCTAGTTATAGACCCGTGAGAAAAAAATTGTATTCATAATACCGTCTATCCAAAAAATTGAAATATTTAAACCCAGTGTCTAAATAGCATCCAACTAATTCAATATGAATACAAATGCTCCTATCTCCCTCCCGCAATGCGGAAAAATCCTGGTATTCGACGTCGAAACCACCGGACTTTTACCTAAAAAGAACTTCTCACCCGTTCCTACCCCGCTCACCGAATATCCACATATTATACAGCTTAGTTTCGCGTTATATGACATAAAACAGAACTGCGTTGTCTCTCAATACGACTCTTATGTCAAAATCGACCCAACAATCGACATTTGCGATAAAATCCGAGATCTAACCGGTATTACCCCTACCATATGCGAGAAACAAGGACGTCCCATTATCGAAGTGCTAGACGAATTCAATCGAGCATACAAGGAATGCGACGTTTTGGTCGCACACAATATGGATTTTGATATCACGATGGTCCAAACCGAAATCAAGCGAAATTATGAATCTATTATTCGGTCATCGTCGCCCAATATTATCACCACGTTCAACCACGAATATGAAGAAACTATCGGCATGGTTCGCTATTGCACCATGAAACACAGCGTCGACCTATGTAGCATTTGGGTTCAACCACAAGACCCTAAAAAGAAACCCTGGAAAAAGTGGGCAACGCTCGCGCAATTGTATGCGAAATTGTTTGACGGGGGCACCGTAGACGGACTACATAATTCTATGGTAGATGTATTGACCTGTTTGCGGTGCTACTTGAAAATGAGATATGACCGTGATGTCGCCCTATAACATTGTAAAAATTATTATTGATATAAGCAGTATATTGCTTATATCAAATTTAGTATGAAAAAATTGTGTATCTATTGTTCTATTGTTTTTTCTTATTTATGATTTCTTTGTTTTCTTTGTTTTCTTTGTTTTATTTTCTTTCTTTGTTTTCTTTGTTTTCTTTTCTTTCGTAGAATCTTTCGTTTTCTTTTCTTTCGTAGAATCTTTCGTTTTCTTTTCTTTCGTAGAATCTTTCGTAGAATCTTTCGTTTTCTTTTCTTTCGTAGAATCTTTCGTAGAATCTTTCGTAGAATCTTTCGTAGAATCTTTCGTAGAATCTTTCGTAGAATCTTTCGTTTTCTTTTCTTTCGTAGAATCTTTCGTAGAATCTTTCGTAGAATCTTTCGTAGAATCTTTCGTAGAATCTTTCGTAGAATCTTTCGTAGAATCTTTCGTAGAATCTTTCGTAGAATCTTTCGTAGAATCTTTCGTTTTCTTTTCTTTCGTAGAATCTTTCGTAGAATCTTTCATTGTGGCTGACAAGACATACACGATTGGGTGTGTATTAAAAACCTGTATAACTGTATATGTTATGCCCCTTGGGAATAATAGCTCGTTTTCTGTTACGTGTTGTGTTGTGTCTTTCATATTGATAAATGGAATACCATTTTCGAAGAAAATTGCGTAAATACAACACGATGAATAAGCAAACGTCTGCGCCACTGTTAATGTCGAAGTTACAGATGTGTAACTGGGTACCACAAAAGAATCACCTACTGTGGTAGCAGGTCTTTGTGTTTGTTTTCCATCATCATCAGTAATCATATACGATTCTTTCATTCCACGCCAATACTTATTATTATTATCTTGTGTACGTGGTGCGTATTTAGAAAAACACAGGTCAATAGTTTTAATTGTATCCTTGACAGCCATTTTTGCCTCATCGAGAGTATTTCCATATCTCTTAAAGTATCCCTTAAAAATTTTAGTGTCAAAATATTTATCACCTTCACGCAGGTACTTATTTATCGCTTGGTCCCATTGATAACTATAATTAATAAGGGCGTTTGACATTTCGTCGGGAATAACTAACCGCGGTTCTTCCGGTATTGAATGAGAGGGTCCACTACTATTTTTGAACATATCCCGTATCTTTGGTAAATGTGCGATACTTTTTATGTCTTCTATTGAATCATCATCATCATATACAAGTGGTTTGTATTCTTCAAACATATCAATACCCTCAAACATACCTTCCATATTAGTAACATTATGAACCAGCCAACTACTAATGTCCTGGTTGAATGATGTTGCATTATAAAACATATACTTCATATTGGTAACATTACTAATTTTATCTTTCCAATTATGTAATGGTTGGTCGAATTTAACGGCAACAAGAAACATAGCATACATATTAGTAACCTTACTAACATTCCAATTTTCTATTGGTTGATTGAATTCAACGGCCCTATTAAACATACCTTCCATATTAGTAACATTATGAACTTCCCAATTGTATAATGGTTGGTCGAATGATTCGGCATTAGCAAACATATCCCCCATATCAGTAACATTACTAACATTCCAACTATTTAGAGGTTGATTGAATAATTTTGCATAACTAAACATAGCATACATATTAGTAACATTACTAACATTCCAATTGTCTAAAGGTTCGTTGAATGAACTGGCACCTTTAAATATCGTACTCATATCAGTAACATTACTAACATCCCATGTACTAATGTGTCCATAAGTCTCTATTGCAAGTGGTTCATCACTCAACCATACTGCAACCGCTCGTCGTAAATCTGCAGTATTGTGTATTTTGTTATTGACTGAACTGTGTCTTTTAAGTTTCGACATTGATTTCATCTAAAAATAGTATATAATGTATACACACAATTGAAGATTTAAAATGGCACAAAAATATTATCAACAAATGAAATCAATATTGAAAAAATAAAAAATAGAAATTTATGTGTATTTGACGCGTGATGTATAATTATGTGATAATCAATTTATGCCGAACACATGTCGCATATTTCATCTTCTGGTTCTTCTTCTCTTCCAGAACCTAACTCTTTTTTCTCTGGTTCAATCGTAAATTGTTGTGCCTGATGCCTCGCTCTTCTCCTCAAATAATATATTCCCGTTTTCAATCCTTTCCCCCAAGAATAAAAATGCATGGAAGTGAGATTCGAATAATTCGGGTCTTCCAACCATAAATTCAAACTTTGACTTTGACACACAAACGCGCCTCTATCTGCCGCCATATCTATTAAATCGCGCATAGATATTTCCCAAACCGTTTTATATTTCTCCTTAATATGTTCGGGCACATCTTCTAAATGTTGAATAGAACCGCTTTTCGCAATAATACTATTCTTCGTTTTTTCATTCCAAAGGTTCAATTCCAACAAATCATTCATTAAATATTTGTTTGCTAAAATAAACTCTCCTGCGATGGTGCGACGATTATAAATATTACTCGTAATCGGTTCAATACATTCATTGTATCCAAGGATTTGTGACGTGGACGCAGTTGGCATAGGTGCTACCAACAACGAATTTCGTAAACCGTGTTGTATAACCTTTTGTTTCGCGCTGGTCCAATTATACCGACTACTGGGTGTTACGTTCCACATATCAAATTGTAAAATACCCTCACTCGCAGGCGATCCATCGAATGTTTCATATTTCCCTTCACTAATCGCAAGTTCACAAGATTGTTCTAATGCAGCGTGGTAAATCGTCTCGAAAATATCCTTATTCAACTGTCTAGCATCGTCACACGAAAAAGGCATATCCATTAGCATAAAAGTATCCGCCAATCCCTGAACGCCAATGCCGATTGGGCGATGACGCATATTACTACGTCGCGTCTTTTCGGTGGGATAATAATTTACATCGATAATACGGTTCAGATTATACGTTACCGTCTTTACAACGTCGTGTAACTTGTCAAAATCGAACGTTTGTGTGGTTTTTCCATCTACCACGGACTTATTTACAAACGCAGGAAGAGCAACACTCGCCAAATTACAAACCGCGGTTTCATTGCTATCCGAGTATTCGGTAATCTCGCAACATAGATTGGACGATTTGATGGTTCCTACATTTTTCTGGTTACATTTGTTATTGACCGCGTCCTTGTATAAAATATACGGCGTTCCAGTTTCCATTTGTGCGTCCAGTACTTGAAACCACAAATCGCGGGCTTTCATTGTCTTTCGTCCTTTTCCAGCGGCTTCATACATACAGTATAATAGATTGAACTTATCGCCATATACATCGGATAATCCGGGGCATTCATCAGGACACATTAACGTCCAATCGCCATTATCCTTAACACGTTGCATAAACAAGTCGGGCACCCACAACGCATAAAATAAATCGCGGGCTTTCAAATCTTCTTCGCCGTGGTTCTTGCGTAATTCTAAAAATGCTTCAACGTCGGCGTGCCAAGGTTCAAGATACATCGCAAAACTGCCGTTGCGTTTTCCGCCACCCTGATCCACATATTTTGCGGTATGATTGAATACGCGCAACATAGGAACCAGACCATTGGATGTTCCGTTTGTGCCACGAATATCGCTTCCCGAAGCACGGACATCGTGTAGATGAAGTCCGATTCCACCCGCCCATTTAGAAATTAATGCACAATCCTTTAATGTATTATAAATTCCCTCGATACTATCGTCTTCCATTGCTAACAAGTAACACGATGACAATTGAGGATGGGGGGTTCCCGCATTAAATAGGGTAGGGGTTGCGTGTGTAAAGTATTTTTGCGACATTAATTCATATGTTTCGACAATCTTTTCCAAGTTATCGCCGTGTATTCCGACACTCACGCGGAGCCACATATGTTGTGGACGTTCAATAACTTCTTTGTTTTCACGCATTAAATAAGCCCGTTCCAATGTTTTAAATCCAAAATAATCAATGAAAAAGTCGCGGTTGTTATTCACCAATTGGTCTAATTCTGTCTCGTATTTTTGAATCACTGAATAGGTGTCTTCGGAAATAAGAGGGAAACGAGACCCGTGTTTATCCACGTGATTGTATAGACGAGTCATTGTTTCATAAAATGAAGAAGATGTTTTTTTTTGGTGATTCGCAATAATAATATATCCTGCCAATTTACTGTAGTCTGGGTGTACGGAAGACATTGAAGCACATTGTTCTGCAGAGAGTTCATCGATTTTCGTGGTCGAAATATTATCGTGCAATTGGTCTATTACTTTCATTGCGAGTGACGTGTAATTAATTTGAATTTCGCGTTCTTGACCTAATGTTTTAATTCTCCTCAAAATTTTGTCGAATGAGACGATTTCTTGTCTACCGTCGCGTTTCGTTACATACATTTCATCGTGTGACATAATAATGACGTATCGAGTTATTATATATAATCATAAAAAAATATTTATATCGTTTTTTTTATCATTCTACATTCACTAATTATTCTTCCGTTACTAGGTCATCGCCCTTTTTCACAACTACAAGTGTTTCCTTGGGAACTATTTGTTTCGGGACGCGTTTTTTTGGAGCGCGATGTTGATACCCATCAACGCGTTCGTTCAAGACAATATCCCATACTTCTTTTATTTTTTTTACCGCAGTTTCAAACCATTTAGTATTTCTTTCTATTAATACACACGAATATTCGTCCAAATACCAATATAATGTTGTAAATAATACCTGTCCGTCTTTCCTTTTTTCGTCTTTCTTTTCTTGTATCCACGCATCCATTGTTTCTTTGTTCATTTCTATTGACAATGGCATATATTCATATATTGGAGAAACAAAGTCAATACTTAGTTCGCGAGGAATAAAATGGAGAATAATTCCCTTGTATTCGCGTTTATCGGTATCATTATAGAATTCGTCTTCGCTTCCGAATTCTTTAAAACGCGTTTCCATAAAATCACATTTATCAAGATTACATGTTTCCATTTGTATTTGCGTTTGGACCCAATATTCTTTTTTGGGTATACCTGTAATTTCGCGATTGAATATATTTTTTATTTCTAGCATTCTACCGTAACGCAAACTGTTTTCATTTATATTTATACCATCAGGCGATGCTCCAATAAATTTATATTCGGGGTGTTGAATGCAACCGAATTCTTCGATTGTAGCATCATACATATGTTCATATATCATTACCGTTACCGGTTCATATTTAACACCCCAGTGCATTGGACTATTGATACCGCTAAAATTACGCGGTGCACCCATCTCATCACCGATGTTACATTTTTCATATATCAAACTATTACATTGGGCCTGTGAACCAAATACTTTCCATAAATTACTTGCAGTTATCAGGTTATTACGATACGAATACCATTCGGGCGTTCGTTGTTCGGGTTGCGGGAGTCCTCGCAAGTAAGATATTTGTGTATTTAATGTTTGTTTTAATGTTTCGTCCATCGTTATTAGTGTATCGAATGTATAACTACGCGAACGTCTGGTTTTTGTAATTATATCCTCGTATAATTCAAATATCTGTTTAACGAATGATAAAATGTTTTCGTAGTCATCTTCTATACATATTTCGGCGGACGACCACTCTTCAAATAAAATATACGCTACATCTTTACATAATGTATCAATGAATGTGGGCGAATACACTTCAACCAGGTTTTCTTGATAGTACTCGTCCAATAATTCATATATATACTGTATGATTTCACCTACATCTTCACTTGTAAGTTGGTCCATTATATTATTATCCAGAATCAAGTCTTCATCGTCGGTTTCAATAGTTGGTTCGGCGATATCTATATCGCACTCACTTTCCGCAGTGGTCGTGTTTGCCATTTCATCAAGTGTAAACATAATATTTTCTAAAAAATCGTTTGTTATCATTTATATTTATGTCTATATTTATTCCTATATTTTTTCAATTTTGTTGTTATATTATATTTATTACTACTCCACAGTAATAATCTTGTTTCCCTTCTTTATTGCTATGTCATCCAGTATGTTTGTAAATATCTTATTGCGGAATATAGGTTCGTTTCCATTCAGTCGATTATTCCCCAAACAAACCGTGCTATATT